GACCCCGCGCCACGAGTACGCTTTGGGGTTAAGAAGGCGTTCGTTCGCACGGCGACTGACCGCGACACAGGGACGTGGATGGTTAAGCGTCTTGTGGTTGAGGCCCAGGTCGGCCCGGAAGGAATTGACGGCGAAGGGAAGTATGCGAACAAGGTGTTGTTCCCTGAGCTGATTCTGACTTTCAATAAGGCCGACTTCCCCGATACTTATTCAAAGCCGTGGTGGGAAAAGGAAGCGCGGTTTCCAACAAGGCAATTCCTCAAAGCCATTGGTGAAGATATCAGTAACGTGCGCATCAACGATGAGTTTCTAACGTCGCTCATTGGGCGTGAATTCGTCGCCGACATCAAGCGTTCTGAGATTCGTCAGAAGGTTGATGGGAAGTACGTCGGCAGTGGTGATTACAAGAACGAATTAACTAACTTCCGGTCGGCTGATTCAGTGGCTGCGACTGCATAAGGAGGGGAGCGATTTGATGATGGCGGATGATGTAAATCAGGTTACGTTTATGATTCCACTGATTCCGCCGTCAGTCAATTCGCTTTTCAATATCATCTACGCCCAGCGGCGCGTTGAAAAGAAGCCGGAAGTCAGAGCATTCTGCTATCGAGCCAAGGAGTATGTCAAAGCAATTAAGTTATCTGAGAACTCGCTGGTGCGAATGGATGCTGTGTTTTCGTATCCCTTTCACCATAAAAACGGTCGCTTGCGAAAGTTCGACTCACAGAATCTTATTAAGGTCGTCGCCGATGTTGTTGCTGATAAATGCGGCTTTGATGATAGCCGGATTAAGCACGGTTCATGGGCGTCGATTGATTCAGCGAGCGAGAGCGTGACCGTGACGCTAACGGAGTTGGAAGCATGAGTAAATTCGCATTCGAGCGGGACAATGTCTTGACCTTTGAAGAGCGTCAGGTAGCGGCCCGCAAATGCGTCAACATTCTGCGCGAAAGCGTTAACGCCATGACACAAAAAGAAGCCGACTTTGTTGACGACATGACGGGCAAGGTCGAGGTCTACGGAGCGTCAGAGCGACAACTTGCTTGGTTGCGCGATCTGGTTGAGAAGTATGCATAAATTATTATCAAGCCTCTCTTGTCTGCGTCAGATCGTCTACGTTGTTGTTGACACATGCGATTGAGCTTGATTGTTGAAAAGTTATGGCCGGTGGCTTGTCTGAAAGCTGAATTGGAGAGTTTTGCGTTCGGACATCCTGTTTAAAACGCAACACCGGCCACTTAGATGTTTGACAAGTTTGCGCGGTCATTGAGGGCGATAAAATCATTGTGGAAGTCCGGCAACCGATGAACCTTGTTCACGCGGCAATACCCGATATATCAATGAAAGTAGTCGAGCGACCTGAGCCGCGCAATTCAAGTTTGCAGCCGTACTTGTGCTGGGAGGAGCCGTGGATAAGGGCGTTCGCGCCTCTCAGTCGCGGCGAAGCGCAAGAGCAGCAACGGAACGCGCCTGACACGATTCAGGACTCTTGTGGCGGCTGCAATTCACTTTCCCCTTTCAGCAAACCTTGGTGAGTGTATTCATGGTTGAAGGGGGGAGCAGGCGGGTTGGGATGGTTTTGATAGTTTTCGAGTCTCAGCCCGCTGGAATCGTGGGGAGGGAAGTTAGCGACGGGGGGCGTTGCTGGCTTCTCTCCTCAAAGAAGACTCTGAATAGTTAAATAACGCTTGAGAAGGAGACTGAATCGAATGCCTAAATCAAAATCAAATGGAACGAAGGAACGTGCTGCGGTAGGTCGGGAGAGACGAATCGCATTGGCGCTGAGGGCGGTGCTGGATGCAACGGCCGGAAACACTCTCAACGGCGAATTAGAAGCGGCGTGCAGCGACGCACTCGGTGTGCTCAATGAATTAGGATATCGAGAGCTTCAGGGAATACCCACGCGCGTTGCCCGCCTCAGCGAACAACTCCGCACCGCCGTCGAATCCGGCAACGGCAAGGAAATCGCTCGGCTGGGGTTAGAGCTGGATCGAGCTAAGGCCGGACTGCCACCGGCGAAGGTGAAGGGGGAGAAGGCGAAGGTGGCGGGAGAGTTCCTAAATGGACGCGGCAACGGATAAGCGATGGGCGGCAAAGTGGGTTAGCAATAACCAATTAGACGGCAGGCACGAACACCTAATCCGCGATATGTATAACTGCAACGTCTTGCTATTTCATACACGCGCCGCCGCAAGAGCTTTCATTAAAGAGAAGTATGGCTACATTGCTACGCGAGAAGATTTGAAACAAGAGCCGCACGGGTGGCAAGTACCGAAAGCGGTTAAGATCGAGATTCTATTTACCGAGGTGAAGTAAAAATGGACGCATCGCAACTTAGAGAACTAGCAACCAACGCACTTACCGGCTACTGGCCTGCGCATCTTGGTCTGAAAACCGACGCTGAGCGGATTGAGTATTTGGCGCGGTGTATTGAGACAGCGGCAGACGAAATCCAGCAAGGCGATGAAGCCTTTGAGCAGGTGACTGAACTCGAAACAAAAACTGAGCGGCTACAGAATGAGATTGACGAGCAAGCCGCTGAAATCGAATCGCTGAAGGCTCGAAAGGAAGGCTGATGTTCACTGCCACCTCTGCCAATCTCTCCCGCGCCCTCTCGCTGGTGCTGGCCAGCGCGGAGGTCAAGGGAACCATGCCAGTGCTGGCCTACGTTCTGTTCGAAGCAAAGGACGGCCTGCTCAAGCTCACTGCTACTGACATTGACTCAACTATTGAAACGCAAATTGAGACGGTAGAGTGCGGTGATGACTTCGCATGGTGCGTGCCGGGTAAGCCGCTTTATGATCTAGTCCGCCTGCTCACCGCCGACGTAACCCTGCTGGAGTTCAAAGGCCGTATCGCCGTTAGGTCAGGCGACGCCCAGCACTTGCTCCCGATGCTGCCTGCTGAGCATTTCCCGGCCATAGAAGCCGCCCAAACGGTCATAGGCGACCTAGACGGCGTCTTGCTCTCTAAAATGCTTTCTACGGCCATGCTGGGCGCGGAAACCAACCCTAATGGGGTTGATTGGCAGAAGAATGTTGAGGTAATCGGTAAAGACGGTCAATTAACCATTACCGGGTGTTCATCTGCTCAGATTTCCAGTGTGGCGGCTAAGTTCAATGGCGAGGTTGAGGCGGTAATCCCACAGCGAGCGGCAACGATCCTTGCGGCCTTTGCTGCTGGTAATGAATCCGTTTCTATTGCCTGTTCTAACAACCTACTGACCCTGCGATCTGAAACCGGCGCAGCACATTCGCGGTTATCAGCACTAAGGATGGCCGATTGGCGCATGTTGATTCAGTCCGACTATCAGCACTCTATTGAGCTTAATCCTGAAGCCGCCTTACCCGCCCTCCGTCGTGCTCTGCTAGCATCGGGCAGTGGTGCGGTCAATATCCGGTTAGGCAACGGGCAGATGGTTGTGACCGCAACTAACGCCGATGATGGCCGGGAGGGAACCGAAGTATCAACAGTCAACGCCCCTACGCTCAACGGCAGCACCTATGATCTTCGCTTGCTGGCCGCCCAACTAATCGACTACCTGCGCCTCTGCGACTCCCCGATTCTCTGGCATATCAACGAAGGTAATAGTTCGCTATTATTCACCTTGAAAGAGCCAAAGGACTTCGAGTGGCGGTATATTCAGACGACGTTGAGGTTGCAGGGGTGACGCCATATTACTCAGAAGCGGGGATTGAAATCTGGCTGGGTGATTGCCGTGAAATATGGCCGACCTTGGGAGAGATCGATCTAGTCTGTACCGACCCGCCATTTGAAGCTGAGGCTCATACGCCAATGCGACGAACCAACAGGAGTATTCAAACAAAAGAAAACGTCGCTATGCCGTTTGCGCCGATTACGGAAGAATTGCGTGGCTGGTTGACTAACATTCAATGTAACTGGCTCTTAGCATTCTGCCAAGCCGAAGCCGTTAGTATTTACCAAGTGTCTCTGGGATTAAAATATCGTCGCCCTATGGTCTGGGTTAAGCCTGACTCAGCACCGCAATTCACCGGGGATCGTCCGGCGATGGGTTATGAGTCTATCGTCTGCGCGTGGATGGCAGAAGGTAAGAGTCGCTGGAACGGTGGCGGGCGGCGCGGGGTGTTCACGTACAGCGTCAATGGTTACGAACGATGGCATCCAACACAAAAACCGTTACCGCTGATGACGGAACTAATCTCACTGTTCAGCTTGGGCGGGGTGATATGCGACCCCTTCCTCGGTAGTGGTACCACTCTCCTCGCTGCCAAACAACTGCGCCGCAAGGCTGTAGGGATCGAAATTGAGGAACGTTATTGTGAAATCGCAGCTAAAAGATTAATGAATTGTCCTGAGCCGTTGGCATATGCGCCGATAGCGCAAGAGAAGGTTGAACCTGTTTCGCTGTTTGCTGCTGAGTGATCACTGAATGGAACCTTACTACCAAGACGAGTCAATAACGATATTCAGCGCGAGTTGTCTTAATGCGCTTCCGTATCTTGCTGATTGCTCCGTTGATTCAGTCGTTACCGATCCGCCTTACGAGTTGGGATTCATGGGTAAGTCTTGGGATCGCTCTGGCATCGCTTACAACGTCGAAGTCTGGAAAGAATGTTTGCGCGTCTTGAAGCCCGGTGGACATCTTCTCGCCTTCGGAGGATCGCGTACTTACCACCGATTAGCTTGCGCGATTGAAGATGCAGGGTTTGAGATTCGGGATCAAATTCAATGGATTTACGGCTCAGGATTTCCCAAAAGTTTAGACGTTAGCAAGGCAATTGACGCGGCAGCGGGCGCAGAACGGGGAGTAATCGGACGAGCTAAGGGAGCGGCGTCAAGTCAGACGCATAGCCTCGGCGTGTTTGCCCCTTCTTATGACGCGACCGCTCCCGCAACCGAAGAAGCAAAGCAATGGAGCGGTTGGGGCACAGCATTGAAGCCAAGCCATGAGCCAATAATATGGGCTCGTAAACCCTTGACTCCTGTTCTTATTGAGAGTAAACTAGTAGCAGAAACCCAGCATTTAATCGGGAGCCTGCTATGCCAATTACTATCAAGTGCGAACAGTGCGGAAGTGATTTTAGCGTCAAGCCCAAGCGTGTCAGGCGAGGCGTCCGCTTCTGCTCTACTGCTTGCCGCCGTGCTTCGTGGGCCATCGTTAGACGGGTGGTGCGAGCGGATGGCTACGTGCAGCTCACAGGAAACGGTCTCAACCTGCTTGAGCATCGCGTCGTCATGGAACGACATCTTGGACACGCTCTTGAATCGTGGGAGCAGGTTCACCACCGAAACCATAATCGGTCTGACAACCGCATTAAAAACCTTGAACTCTTATCTATCGGAGATCATGCCCGCGAGCATCATCCGGGACGCGTCCCTTCCTGTTGGCGAGTTGCTAAATGTAGAGGTTGCGGAAAGCAATTTGAGCGACGGGCCAAAGAGCTTGAGGCTCACCCAAGAGCATACTGCTCGCGTACTTGCTTCGTTACGTCAGGTGCTCACATCTGCCAACGGTGCGGAAGCCGGTTTCACGGCGGCGGCTCGCGTCGCAAATTCTGCTCTACGATCTGCTATCACACATCTCGAAGAAAGCCTGCCGCCTGAAACTCGCCCCGCACACGAGCCGATTGTGTTAGCTCGTAAGCCTCTTATCGGAACCGTCGCAGAGAACGTCTTACAGCACGGAACGGGCGGGTTGAATGTTGATGGATGCAGGATCGAAACCGTTGACGTGTATTCGTATCCAAACGGCCCCGGCGGTAAATCACACCACTACAGCAGTGACAAACGCAGCGTTGAAGTTCGCCCTAATCCCGCCGAGAGCAATCCGTTAGGCCGCTGGCCCGCAAACGTGATTCTGTCCTATCCCGAAGATGAATACGAACTTTGCGCAAGTGTGACCGCAGAGCAAAAGAAAGAACTGTTTCAGTGGCTTTATGAGAACGCCTAATTGCAAATGCTTGGTCTGTGATAAGCCGCTTTATCGCCGTCCGTATGAGTTGGCGAAAGTGAGGCATGTTGCGTGTATGACGCACAGAGCCGAAGCACAGAAGATTTCAGGTATCACCGAAGCGCAACGAGCGGGGCTATCACGCGGCAGGGTGAAGGGCGATAACCGCCGGACGGGTTGCAAGCAAAGCGAAGCGATGAAGCAAAAAGTTTCAGAAGCGAACCGAAAGTATTGGGCGTCACACCCTGACGAACTCGCCGCCAGAGGCGAGCAGATGCGCGGAGAGAATCACTACAAATGGAAAGGCGGCGCGACAAAACTCAACATCGCAATCCGCCAGATGAATGAAAACCGAAAATGGATGGACGCGGTGAAGGAAAGAGACGGCGGCAAATGCGTTCGCTGCGGTAGTGCCGATCAAGTGGAAAGCCATCACATTATCGAACTCGTGATGCTGATCGAACTTTATGAAGTAAAGACGCGAGATGAAGCACGCGGCATCACGGCATTTTGGGATTTAGACAACGGCCAAACACTTTGCCAGCGATGCCACTACGCGCATCACGGGAGAACCTATCGTGAGGATCGAAGAGAAAACCTACAACTTGCTGCCTAGCCATCTGAAAGCCCTGTTTCGGAAGCTGCCGAACCATGGATCGGATGAAGTGCTGGCGGGGTTTCCTGAGACAGGGATAAGTGCAGGCGGCGGCATGAAAGACTTACAAAAGGGCAAGTTGTTTCAGGGCGAAACTAATCCCAATATCACCAACACGTCGGGATTTGGCGATTTCGGTTCTGCAGCCCGTTTCTTCTTTTGCGCGAAAGCCTCTCAAGAAGAACGCAATGCAGGACTCAGTGGCGGCGTTCAATTGCTTGACTGTGCTGCGCTAGTTTGCTACCCTTCCCGATCATGGGTATTCGCGGCCCTCAATCAAAGGCTCCTGGAGGATACGGTAGCATTAGCAAAAAAGGCTACCGCCGAATCTATGATCCAAACGAGCGAAGGTTTCGTATGGAGCATGTGCTTGTGTGGGAGTCCTACAACGGACATATTCCACCCGGCTATCAAATCCATCATCGAAACGGAAACAAAATTGATAACGAAATTGGAAACTTGGAACTCCTCAGCCCAACCGCACACAAACGGCTGCATGGCGGCTGCGTTTGGCGTGACGGCCAATGGCGGAAACCTTGCAAGCTATGCGGAATTTCAAAGCCCATTAATGCGTCAAACTGGTATCTCAGCAAAGAAGGATGGCCGCTATATGGTCGATGCCGACCTTGCCACGTCAATAAAGTCGTGGCTGACAAGCGCGCCCGTAGGAGGCGGGCAAAGGATGGGAGTGCGTAATTCCCATCCTACGTGAACAGTCAAGCCTCTAGCCTTAATGCAATACCTAATCAAACTCATTACTCTACCAAACGGAATAGTGCTCGACCCGTTTGCCGGATCAGGCAGCACGCTTATAGCAGCAAAGCAGTTAGGGTATAAAGCTATTGGGATTGAGAAAGAGGAAGAATATTGCGCTATCGCCCAGCATCGGCTGCTAAATCTTCCTGAGCCACTAACCTACGATGAGCCGATTAAGCCTGCTAAGCCAGCGCGGATAGTTGAGCAACCGGAGTCGCTATTTTGATTACAATCAAAGCCCAATTCTTTTCCGTCAACGGCTACCGGCCGCTCGCGCGTATGAAAGGATACAACACCTATGCGACCTATACGCTTGTATGTTTCCGGCCCAATGACCGGCTATCTTGATTTTAACTATCCCACATTCGAATCAGCCACCAAGCAGTTACGCGCCGCAGGCTATGAAGTTGTTAGTCCGCATGAGTTGGTAACGGATACTACTCTTGATTGGAAAGAATGCATGAAGGTAGATATTCGCGCGCTACTAGATTGTGAAGGCATCGCTACTTTAGAGGGTTGTGAGAAGTCAAAGGGTGCAACACTTGAGAATACGATTGCCGCCGCAATGGGAATGGAAATTAGGACATTAGCCGACTGGTTGGATAAAGCTATCGAAATACAGCACAAAGCGGCACAGCGGCGAACTGGACTATAGCCCTAATTAAATTGATTGATTGTTGACGCTAAACTAGCTCATCTTCCCACACGGCTATATACGTCAGATTCTTCCTCCACTTCCGCCCTGTTTGCTTTTGCACCTTTGCACATAAAAGACAGCGCCGCCGAATAGATAAATCCGCGATATTAACTTCGTCCTGCCCTTTCAACCCCCATTCATCTGTCCCTCGTACCGGCTCACTAAATGGAACACGCAGCCACCAGTGTCCAAATAGGAAATGGAGAAACCTCATTGACACCTTCCGGCAAACACCTTGATCGCCTGCGCCGTAGGAATGACAAGTTTGAAGCCGATCTGCGCTGGCTGGGAATTGAGAAAGTCCAACGCCTTACCCCAGAAGCCCGACGCATTGCCCTTAGGAATAAACGACTGAGCCTCTACCCGCAGTTCCCGCTCACTCATAAACAGCCCGAAATTGCGCCTAGCATCCTCTCTAGCGCGTTCAAAGTCGGTTTGGAGACTATCTGCCTTCTGCTTCTCCAGCGCGGCTTGTGCGGCCTTTAATTCGACTTGCAGGGTTAGTTCGCGTATTTGGGTAACTTGCTCTGTATTGACCTTCTGTGCAGCGTCAAAGTTATTCTGGAGAATCTGCCACGAGTCAAGTTGCTCGCGCGTGATGGCGAGATATTGCTTGTCATCAATCTCTACGCGAATCGACCCATCAGGCAGCCGTTCAATTATTCTTTGGCTTTGGCACACCGCCGCCGAAAGCATCATCATCGCTGCGACTGCGAACGGCATCATTAAGTTTCTTAGTTTCATCTATAATCACCCTCACTCGCTCTTGACTTGCCCGCAACCGCTCCTCCGATGCCTGCTCTTGGAGTTTCGATTCAGCTAACAGTGCATCCCATCGCTTGCGATTCTCCACGGACGCCGCATAAGCCACCTCTGATTGTCGAGCCAGTTCCGCAGCATCTAACGCTTTCTGTTCCGCTTGGGTGACGCGGTCATTAAACGACTTCAGCCTTGCTTCCAGATCGGGATCGGCATACCTCTCCAGAATCCCGGCTAACATGCGAGCCAGCCATCGAAAGATTGTTTCCATTACACACTCTTAACGTCTTCGATAGCTTTCTTTGTTTCAGAAGCCGACACAGACGAATCAGACGTGAGCGCAGAAATAGCGTTAACCTTCGCCGCGCCCTTGCCAACATCGGCAATGCCTTGACCAACTAAGTAGCCGCCGATGAGAATCACGAATTGTAAAACCGTATCCTCATCAACTTGTATTTTGAGATACTTGGTAATCAGTAAGGCGATACTGGAAGCCAGCAGCACCAGAAATTTGCGTGAGCCGAACAGTTTGCGAACTATGTCCATTGAGATTCTCCTTTGTGGTTAAGTCTTAAACATCGCTGCATAGGTTGCGGGGCCAACTCGCCCATCGACCGTTAGCTTGTGATGCGCTTGAAATTCACGGACAGCGTGTTCAACGTTCGCACCGAAGATTCCGTCCGCGACTACGCCTAGCCGCCGCTGCAACTCCTTTACATCATCACCCTCGTCACCGCGCTTCAGAGTACGACGGTTAACAGGCGATTGCGCGACTGGCGCTAAGTCCCACGGCGAGTCAGCATCGTACAGCCCCGCAGCGCCTAGCACTGAAATATGCAAATGCTTGTCATGCGGGTTGCTGCCGGTATAGGCCGCCCAGCCCAACTCTGGTTTGTACCTGCGATAGATTTTACTGTTCCAGATGATGTACTTGGTTCTGCGGTCTTTGACTAATTGGTGGCTGAGAGTATTGCAGTCAACGCCGTTTGCCGGATCATGCGTGATGTCGATTGCTGTAACGACGCCTCGTGCATTCGGATTATGATCGCTCTTGCGTTTGGAATGCGAGATATCCCCAACACTTCCATCACTAACCCGTGAGCGAGTCGGATGCGCTGCGTTAATCTGAATCCGCAGCTTCTCAAGCGATTTAGCGAGACGCCAATTAGCCATGATTTATGTGCTCATCAAGCCGACTGAGGTTGTAGACAATTCTTTGAAGGACATAGAAGGTTGCTTGCAGTGCCGACGCAGCCGCATTGTAACATCATCCTATTATTTACAACCAACAAAATTTTACGGACTCGCCGCCGGATTGCCGCCCTCACCCTTAATCTCAGCTAGAAACCCCTGTCGCCTTGCTCGCTCAACTTGCCCGTTCAGTAATTGCAACTCAATCTCCATTGCGGGAATGCGGGCGAGTTGCCGCTTAGCTGACTCCAATTCCTCGATCAATTCATGCGCTCGATCCTGCGCCTCAAATAACTGCTCAAAGATACGGGACAGCATCTCTCCTGCGTCTAATTGGCTACGCACCCGCAGACTATCAGCTTGAGCTTTGTTTAAATCAGACCGGGTAATTGATTCGTGAACTTCAGCGGCGGGCTTCTTCCTATTTAACCAAGTAGTAAGGTAACCAACACCAGCAGCAAAAATTGCAACTAAGCCATAGGCGGCGAGTTGTGTCCAAGTATGGGTCGGTGACAAAGGTTGCTGCATTTCATCGGGCTTGAATTGTGTTTAGTTTGTCTAGCTCTTTAGTCACGCGCATTAAATCTTTGCGACTGATTGAATCATACGGGCGGCATGCTTCCCCGGTATGAGGACAGACAACCGGAACGGGTTTTTTGCCATGAGCTTCGTATAACCTTGAGGCGTCGGATAGTGGAAACCTTACGCCGTCTAACCGGCAAGTGTCAGCAGGAAGCGTGGCATCAACCGGCAACCGGTGATAGAACCAATTTGGCCCACCGGCAGCAACCATCGCCTTGGCCGTTGCTTCCGATGAGCAAATCGCCTGCTTCTCTTCGCCGTCAGCAGTTTGCCAATCGACTAGCCAATATACCCGCCTGACTAACCATCGCCTCCACCACGACAAAGAAGTAATGGGGCGGCGTTGAAATACCGCCCACATGTACTTAACTGGCTCGTGTTTTGGTACAGCGACAATCACGGATTTCTTAACCGCCCGGACTTGGATTTCCCGGTCCTGAAGTTTCCCCCGGAGGCGGTGGAGGCGGCGGAGGTGTTCCACCACCTTCCTCGACCTCTTGAGTTGATGGCTGTTCCTCGGCATCGTCTGGTTGATCCTTACGCCCATCTTCTAACATTGCTATTTTCCCCTCCTTAATCGTCTTGCTGCCTGACGCAGCGGCTCACGAAAGAATACCGCAGTTAAGGTATGAAGTGGTACTGATTTTTTATCGGGCGGCTGGCTGCGGCACTCAAGGCATATCTTGCTAAGCATATCGCGCTGACGACGATACTGGGTACAGCGAGAGCAAATGACCCAATCGTTAATCAACTCTATTTTCAGTCCTTTACTCCTTTGTCGATACTTGAGCCGCTCTGCTCATGCGTAATCTCGCGCATGCGCTCACCGCCCTTTGACTGGTAATACATGGAGATGACTGAGCCAAGGATTACTCCGACCCAAGGCGGAATTAACGTTTCCGAGCCGCCTTTAATAATTTGAATGTAAGCGAGGCCGAACGTCAAAACGACAACAAGCAAGGTGAGCAAACCACGGAAGCCTTTGTCATACTTTCGGCCACAGTGCTCGCATTTTTTCATTATCATTCCGAGCATCTGCTTGTGCGTTGACGCAGAGCCGTAGCAATCTGACCTATGGCCTGATCGCGTAAGCAATTCCTACAACCACACTCCCAATCACAATTAACGAAACGATCAACGAGACGATCATCATTATCATCTGCTGCTGGGTCACTCGCCCTGCTACGTGTCCTTCGCCTCGGCCTTCACCTCGATTGACACGCTCCTCCAAAGTCTTTAGTTGACTCTCAAAGCTCTTAGATGTACTGCCAATCAACGCCTCAATCTGATCAACCTGTTTCGTAAAGGCCGACTCGCTCTTATTTCCAGCTTCCTTTACCGCTTCAAACTGCCTTTGTACGCTAGCAAATTTCTCATCTCGCAAAGCAGCTTCATCTCGAAATCGTTGCTCGTGTAACTCCTTGAGACCCCCAACCTGCTTCTGCACTTCAGTTGGAACTCGAACCATGTCATCATGGGCCACCTTGATTGACGTTTTTATCGAGTCAATCTCAGCGCTAAAGAGTTCTTTTAGTGCGGCGATCTCTCTCCACAGTTGAGCCGTTGTTAACGCGGACGGGTCTGATAATAGGGGGCCAGCTTGAATTCTTGGGGGTTGATCTTCCATTACATTTCTGTGCCACTTACTTACTGTCTCTTGGATGCTCCCGCGCTATCTGTTCTAGAAGCCGTTGCCGATCCTCCGGTTGCTCAAGTTTAGATTCCTTGCAATGCCGACAATGTTGCCATCGCGCAGGATTCCATTGGCCGCAAACGCATTGCCATTGGCATTCATCGTAGTCAGGAATATGACGGCTCATTACTCAATTAACAACTAACAGGCTCATGCTATTTCGTAGACCCCTGAAACTACTAATGTGTAGCCATCGGCCCCTGGATAAGTGCCGTCATATTTTCGGATTCTAACTACCGTGCCCGATGCGCTAATTTCACCGTAGAGAAGGTTAGCTGTGGCTTGAGTTTCCTCGCCCGTAACTTGAAATTGAAACGCTGATGCAGTGAAAGGCAGAGTGACATCAACAGCCCCGCCCGCTGAACCGTTTGTTGTGATTGGAACCTTGACTTGAAAGAAACAAGTCTTGCCGATTGCTTTATGACGACCGGTTACAGTGCCAAGAGTTGTGAACGATCCGATAGCGGGAGTAGCCGTCGGCGTGTAAGCAGTCCATGCTCCCTCAAATGACAGCCCACCCGTTGACGAAATAATCTGAGGAGTTGCATAGGCTATATCCGTTCCATTGTAGAAAACGAATCCTGTGTTGCCCTGGGTGACTGTGACGCCTGTGCCGCCTACTTTTCTAACCGTAAGAGTGAATGCCCCTGAAGTGCCGTTCTTTACGACATAGATTCGATTTCTGCCTGTTCCGGCCGCAACGGGTATCTCAATGATGGCATTCGAGGTTAAAGTCCCTGAAACGTCCAGAAACATGTTTTGAGCTTGGGGCGCGGCAGGAGTTCCAGTGAGGGTGGTAGTCCCTCCAGTGGTGGAGATTGCTAATCGACCGTTGATTGCCGAGTCGAGTATCTGGAGGGCGGCATTATAGGTTACGACCTTGTTGGCGTCTTGTTCGTTGACAGGCGTCGTCGCGTAACTGTTGGTTAAATTACTCATTTTTCTACTCGCACATCATCGGGCCGGATGGTTGTTTGAAACAGCGCCAGGGTTCGGGCGTCGGGCTTGGTGTTGCTTCTGGTGTTAGATCGCAATCTATGCATAGCATCGGCGAAGGCTGTTCGTCGTATTGGCTAAACGCAATACTCACCGATAACGAAATAATAAGTAATAGCAACTTCATAAGTTTTCAACTCTACACGGCGGCTTCTGCATAGTCTCCTTGTCCAACTATCGCACTCAGTTGTCGGACACGAACTGTTACAGGGTTCCCCGGAGTAAACCCGTCTGAGGTTTGCTGCGCGGCGGTGTACGTCGTTGACGCCTGGCCTTGCATTGTCATCATGATCTCTTTTACTGACGCACTGGCGCGTGAAGCCGAAGCAAAAACATTGTAAGGGAAAGTCGGGGCTGTCGCGGATTCAGCAAAAAGAATCCATCTCTGCTCATCAGCAACATTGCTGAAATAGTAGAAACGCACGCGGTTTTCAATCAACTCTAGGCGCACCCAAAGAGCCTTAACAGCGACAGAACCCAAATCAATACTCGCTAGAACGCTGCCGTAGGCGTAAGCCTGCAACGTCGCGAAATTGTCGCCCGATATGTTCACCCTGTCAACGTAGATGTAGAAGTGTGCATCGGTCAGCGTATCACCAGTCGTTGTGATCGCGCCTAATCTGCTTATGGGAAACCCGCCTGTCGTACTCCCTGCTGCAAGCGTTCCTTCGATTGTATTGCCAGCGACTTGGATATTCTCAAGTGATCGCGCCCAATCATCGCCAGAATTGTCGCTGCCTGTTAGATTATTCTTGTCGATTGATCCGCCAAACGACGTTATCGCTGTCAGGAATGCGGGAACCGTCGTAGTCGTTGTAGTCGGAATCACTCGCCATGACCGAGGCGGAACCGCTGCGGGAACCTCAACTAAGTATTCATCTCTTTCTTCCCCCAGTGGAACATCGGAGTAGGGGCGCAAGCCTGCTCCAATGCGACTCCGGCGATCCCATAAAATCAGCAAGTTGTTAACTGAATCGCGGATGCCTCTAAGGTTTGTTGGTGCCAGCGGTTTAATCGTTCCTCCCGTCCAGGTGAAGGAAACCGCTGTCGCATCTGCAACGTCCTGATTTGTAGTGACAGCTTTGTAGTTAAATGCTCCATTGAGTCGGACGGGATCAATCTCAACTAAAGTTTCAGCACCGTTGATAAAGACAATTCGCTCACCTGCACCGTGAGTCAAATGCGCGGGCGTCTCCACTCCAAATCGACCCCTGAGTAAATTGCTGATCGTGTACGACCGATTTCCGTTATCAACCACAGTGGCTGCTTGGACGAATTCATTTTTAATCAGAAATAAATTCCGACGGCTGTTAGACAGAATCTCTTGCTCAGTAACACTTGCAAACGGTACGCCCGCTGATTCATATTTCAGGGTGAACGTGACGGAGTTTGCGCGATCCCACACTGACGGATCGGCAGGCGTTCCGAGAGTCGTTGTTGCTGTTCCTAGAGTTGCAGGCACATTCCCTTGAGCAATCTGCTTATAGCCATCACCATAATCAGCGTACAGAGCCCAACCGCGCCAATCACCGTCAATAGAAAGATCGCGCGATACTGCAACGTAAAACCCAGCCACTAAACCATCCGCATCTCGCAAGGGCGGGCTGTCAATAAACTCGATAATTGAATCCATTGTTTGAACATATCGTAAGGTTGACGCAATCGGAATCACATGTGAGCCAACATCATCAGAGTACATCGTCGTTGAATACTTCCGCGCTTGAGCAATAACCACTTCATGATTCGGCTTAATGCGAATTTCCTCAATGCGAGTAGGAACATTAACCAGCCCACCGGAGTCATCAGAGGCGCAAATAACATCACCCTCCTCAAGCGCTAATCCCTGTGGGCCGGTTTCAAGTGCGTTGAACCAGTCGCCTTCCCGGTTCTTTGAAAGATTAAAATTGCCGATTCGCTCTGCTTGGTTCCGGTTATCAATCGCGTTACCGTCAATCTTTAGTGGGTAGATTTTCTTAACTTGCGCTTGATGTACGGGATCGTTGATTCGCAGCGTCGTAACCGCAAAGTCATTCGTCGCATCTCGAAAAGGTATCTCAACTTGGTTAACGCTTGACTGCCTGCTGCCTAGCGGCCACTTATATGTGCCTTTGAGGATGTTAGCGCGCGTGAGACCGGTTTGCTGGAGGACGGTTGAACCGATTTCAGTCCATGTTACGCTACCGTCAACCACGGTTCCACCCGGAGTAGTCGGCCATACAGGTGTGCCGCTGTCAGTAGTTCCCCCAACGGTCGCTTGGTACTTATGACCATTGAGTGGATCGGGCAGGTAAATGTCATTGAGAATAACCGCCGTCGATGGCTGCCGCATCGGAAACACATCCTGCGAGTTCGTCGCAAACGACATTGCCACCCGGATCAACTCTTCTGCGGTAGTGTTAAAGGAGGGGGGTAGTGCAGCACCGGGCAGAGGTAACGCATTGATGGAGAAGTCAGCAGCATTCGTTCTCGTAGCCTGATACCGCAGTTGAGTTGATCCAGTCTTTTCACTGACAAAGAATTGCCGCGCAGTAACCCCAGCAGGAAATGCAGGAAGCGCACTAACGTCAATTTTCTGGTTTGCAGTTAGCGTGATCGTTGCTAAGAGTGTTAAAGCCGTTAGGCCGTTAGCGTTCACATCTGCGTATGCTACTTGATATGTTCCGGCCTGTAAAGAACCTGCTGAAGCGGCAAGGGTTGGCGCGGTAGTAGGATCAGCGATTGGGCCACCGTGGGCTTTCAAAAACGCAACACCAACATTCAACGCACCATGCTTACACTTGATCGTGATGACGCTTCCAACCACCGTTGCGGCAATGTACTTCGAGATTCGCTGAGTCGCGTTAATGTAAGCAGCCAGCATCGTGGCGGCGGTATCGGTCGTGTCGTTTGAGCCAAGAATGTAGCCAATGGAAACCCCGTCAATCGTAGCGGTAATTGACCCTGAAGGCGTGCCGCCGATGGTTATAGTCCCAGACGCCTGTACAGTAGTGCTTCCTCCGCTCAGATTTGCCTCTGAAGCCGTCGCAGTGACCGATCCGGTAGATGATGCGGCCAGGGAAATGGAATTGCCTGAGGTCGAATAATCGGCAGAAGTAACCACGCGCTGTTCGGAGTGAGTCTGCCCGCCACTGAGGACAATTCCACCCTTGAGTAAATTAGGGCCGGATTTCCACGGGGTAACATCCAGAACAGGAACCGACGTTGCGCCAACCACCGTAGCTGAGCGTAACCGCGTAGCATCCGCTGGCTTCTCACTATGTATCTCATACTTACCTTTACCATTTACTTTCAGATATAGCTTAGCGGCTGGGTTGATGACCTTGTAAGCCAAGTCAACAGCGCGAATCTCACCAGTGATCGGAAAGTTCACCGTGTAGCGCGGCCGGAGCATTGGCTGAGTCGCGTTTCGAACTGTTCCCGGCAAGTCGTCTACACAATCACCAGTCTCAGGGTCACGGTGCTGGCCTATTGGACAACGAATCGGGTCAATCGGGTCTATCGGATCAAACCCAACGTAAGGCCCATCCTCAATCTCAAATGCTTCCCGGTCAAGAATCGAGCCGGGAGTGATTAACCCGGATGAGCGATACCGTCTGAATGAGATACCAGCTTCAGGAAGATCGACATTGTTAATAACAATCAACTGCCCTTCGTCCATAAGCGGCTCATCACAATGCTGAGCGGTTAAGACGTTGACCGAATCCTCCATGAATGCAGGGTTGATACCGATAAACGCCGGATCGGTTAGAATAAAGCGCAAGATGTGAACCGGGTTGTTAGTCCAACCTTCGAGCGTGTATTCGCCATTAGTATCCGGTAGCGGCACGCGCCGCCCCAGCACCATCGCGGTTACTGTGGGAAGTTCATTGAGAACATTCGGATCGCTAAGTGACGGATTCTGAAAATACTCCGTAGGTACAATTGCACCTTCAACATAAGCGAGATGCGAGAACTTACCTCCACCGCCCAGATCAACCTGACCTGTGTTCCCCTGGTTCGTTCCAGTACCACCAAGATCACCTAAGTGAACTACAGCAGGAGCCGGTGGAGTGGCAAATGAATTGATTGGATCACTTAGTCCTGCCTGTCGCGTTTTAATGTTTTCAACCGCCGCAATCGGCCCCCTGCAAACCGCCCACAAAGCAGAAATAAATATTCCCTTGTCTAAAGAAATAAACGGAATCAACTCCATTTGACAGCGGCCCAAGACTTCAGGGATAGGTGAGCCGTAAGGAGTGTTATCGATAGATGAATACTGCTCGGTTTCTCTAACCTCTTTGCGCCCGCCAAGCAGTCGCGCTAAAAGAGAGAACCGTCTTAAAAACCCTCCCGAAGCTGGTGCAACCGGATACGTGTATGTTCCCGACACTGAAACAAATGGGATGCCTTCGTAAAGGTCGTCTCCCGGTAAGCGGCCTTCAGGATCATCCACCGTGAATTTGCTGGGCGGCAGGGTTTGATTGATGTTGCCGAAGTCCTGACGGGCGGTGAGTATAAATTTCCCTTTATCAATGTCACCGGGTTTTTCAGCACGGCCATGAAACTCGGCCCGGCTATCATTCGTCACCGCAGGTGCAATGCAGCGAATGCAAAGAAGCAATCCTTCAATAGTTGTCGTTTGCGCCCACGTAGCAAGGTATCGGCTGATGTTGGAAAATTCAATCGTAACGGTGTTGGTCTGTTCGCCAACATTGAGAACAATATCCCCGCGCGAGATTACCTCACGTCGATAGGCAAATCCGTTCCATGTCATCTCTTGACCAGCAAACCGCTCAAGCGCGTCAGCAGGATCAAACCCAGTCGGGCCGGGAACATAGTCAGAGGCATAAAATTCGTAACCATCGACTAGAACACGCGGATCGCTCTGGCCTTTATCTAATTCTGCTTGGAATTCTGGTGTAAAGCTGATCATGGAAACTTTGTAAGCTCAATGACGCGAGTATGAATGTGAGTTTTGGTGTGCGAGACTTCGTACTTCGTATATCTCACGCCAGCATAAAGAGTCGTGCCTATGTCTGACCGTTCACGGAAATTAAACGAGTGCGCGGAAATACCTTCAGATTCTAACCACTTGGCTGAGGCGAAATGAGAGTCGAGAATTGCAGCTTTAGCGGTGGTTAGGTTGCGGTAAACAAGTACCCATGTTCGCTGCCCATTACCGCCATGTTGAAGTGCTGCATCAATTCCACCGTCATCGTATTCGGTTTTACCGCCGTTGAATTGCTCCGGCAGCGGAGTGAAGTCCGAGGGGCGAGGATTCGAAGCCGAAACTGAGTCCATAGGGAATTCCGCAACAGCCATCTACACATCCTCCCCTTTTTGAATCTTCCGCATTGGGCCGTTGACTCTTACGCTTTCAACCGCCACTCTTTCCACCATGTATCTAAATCCTTCCGTGGCTTCGCCCTTGATAACGACATTGACTACGGGTTGAAATGCACTACTTGAGCGCCGATTTACGTCTATCACTTCCGGCCCTGAGCGCCTTGGCGCAGACTCTCTTCCGCCTTGACCCGTTCCAGTACCGCCGCCTTTGTCGTTGAACGCATTACCCGCCACCGCTCGGCCTGCCGCAGCAGCAACCCCTGCAACGGCTCCATAAAGGGCCGCTGCCTTGAAGTGGGCCGCTGCTTTAGGCGGGGCAATGAATAGGGCCGCAAACCCTTCCGCGAGTTGAAAGATCGCCTTGACTGCTGCCTCTTGTGCGATTGCCGCAAGAATTTGAGCGGTAACTTTGCGGATATTGGTTCCCGCGCTTCCATAAAGCACCCAAGCTTCTACTACCTGCCCGATAGCCTGCCCTAGTCCACCAAAAGCTTCCGTGAGAGCCTCAAGCCCAGCTAAGGCGGCAACCTGCGAGGCTCCTGTAAGATTCTCGTTAGCGAGATCAAACAACTTCTGCATCTCGGTGCGAGTGTCATTGCCCGCTAGTTCCATTGGCGGAGGCGCTGGGCCAACCTGGGCTTCGATACGCTCACCCTGCGCCCGCCTCAATGCCTCAACATGGCCCTGGATATCTGCATCTTTAATCGCTCGGCTGATTTCTCTCAACCATTCTAAATAAGCAGTGCCCGATCCGGTCGGATCAATAAATTCCGCTAACTTTTCATGTAGACCTTCAAACTCGCTTCCAAGTTCTCCTAGAGATGTATCGGCCTCGCGGTTTAAGGCGATCATCTTAAGAATGGCGTCGTTGTTTTTAAGTAGGGAAAACGTGGCAGTGTCAATCTTCGCCCCGGCCTGTGTAAGCGTGACGGTGAGTTGTCGGATTTGCTTATCCCATTCGTCATCATTCAAAACAGCATCGCGGATAGCCTCGTTCTGCCGCGCAATAAAATCGGTAACCGACTTTAGTGCGTCCATTCTGACCTTTTCGGCAGCCGTTACTTTTTCAAGGCTCTCAATCTCACGAGCCTTCGCTTGAATTAATCGCCGTTCTACTGGAGTTGCCGCCTTATACATCTCATCAAGCAAAACGATCTGAAGTTTTGTGAGATTGTTCGACTTGTCTCGCAGTTTGTTGTATTCATCGGTAAGTTGATTGAGTAACCTTTGACCGGCGGAAATCTTGTCAACCGATCCTCTTCCCCCTCTCGCTCCTCGCGGAACACCACCAGCCCCGCGCGTACCAGGCCGAAGCCCCGCAGGAAGTGCAAGGTCGCCGCTGGATTCAATTTCTGGCCCTAAAAAGGTAGAGCCAAGTCGCGCAAAGGCAATCTTCTGCGCGGCTGAAATAGACGCTGCTGCCTTTCTGGCTTCAGCATTCTCCCAAATGCGAACAACCTGTTCGGCGACTGCGCCTTGACTTCTGAGCGCGTCCGTCGCCTCCGATGTGGCAAGCCGCGCGGCCTCTGTAGCTCGCCGCGCTGACTCCATTCCTCCAAAGAAGTCACCCGCCGCTATTTGCGCGACGGCTTTCAAGTTCAAATACAGCGCACGCACTGCTTCATACAAAGCGATAATCGCATGCGTCCATAAACCAATAATCGAAATCGCTCCGGCGGCTACCAGCCCAACAACATCACGAACAACATAGAACACCTCAACCACGCCATCCCAAACGGTAATTATTTGATTACCGGCGGTGGTCATGTTTTGCTGGAACTCTTTCGATTCAGTTGATAATTTTGCTAACGCTAAGGCGGTTTCACTCAACCGCGCATATAACGGCGCAAAGGCGGTCGCAGAAGTCTGAAGAAGCGCGTCTTTAATGTTCGACATTGCTCCGGCAAATGTCTTTGACTGCGCCTCCATGAGTCCACCAAAGTTTTGTTGTGAGAACTTCTGGAAAGCAGCAAGAAATACATCGGCAGAGATTTCCCCTTGCTCTACCATCTTTCGGAGTTCAACTTGTGTCTTGCCTAATTGAGCCTCAAGGATTTTCCAGCCTGAAATACCCGCCTCAGCCAGTTGGTTAAATTCCTGACTCATTACCTTGCCCTTTGACTGAATCTGTGAGAGAGCAAGGGTGACGCGATCTAACCGTTCTGAACCACCACCAGCAGCCGCAACCGCGTTGCCTACGTCAGTAAGGATTGGAATAACCTGCTCGGCTCGGAAACCAAGCGCTTGCATTCGTTGCGAGGCATCAATTAATTCCCCAAACTGGAATGGCGTCTTAAGGGCAAACTGCTGGAGAGCTTTAAGATGCTGCTCGGCGGCTTGTGCACTACCCAGCATCGTCGTGAATGCGATTCGCGTACTCTCTAACTTGCTGGAATAATCAACCCATGCGGAGGCGGCGTTGCGAATCTCAGATATTGCAGAGACGCCGATTAACGCAGCAATCCCACCAGTAGCACCTGCGAGGAGCGCAAAGGATCGGCCAGCGGACTGCGCTTCCCGCGCAGCCGCGCGTCTCGCTCGTACCTCTTCTGCTAATTGCCGTTCTAAATCACGCGCCGCGCGTCGCCCTTGACGTATTTTTTCATCCGCTAGGCTTTTAGCGGCACGTTCTTGAATCTTAGACTGCTTCTCAGCTTCACGAGCCGTCTGAGCCTCAATTTTTTGAACTTCTTTAGCAGCACGATCCGCCCCGGTAACTCGCGTTTGTTGTTGAGCTTGTTGAGTTTTCGCCGTTTGGCTTAATTCAGAACGCACCTGCGCCATCGTGCCTTTGAAGTCACCGGCGCGTGGAGTGATCTGAAAAATCAACTCGGCAAGTGCAGCCATTTCTTAATTCGGCTCTTTACTTCCTACCAATGTTATCGTGCCCTCATCCTCTCCTAAGCTGCTTTCTGGTTGACCGCCAAACGCCCTAATCCAAAACTCCCTGTCTCGCTTCTCTCGCTCGTACTCCCGTTCACGTTCCTCTTTAATCAGAAACGTAGCAGCAGCTATATCCAGCTCCCGCGCCACTGACCAGTCTTTTATATCAAGCAGGGTACTCGGCGTCTGACTGAATACCTGCGCTGTCCGTGCTATGTCCTGAAACGCTGGGCTGTGGACGAAAGGATTCTACGTCAGCAATCTCCACCTCCCCGCTTCCTACTGGAACCTTTAAATTGAAATAGCCGGTCATTCCGTAGTTAAAGAGAAACCAGAAGTCGTCACCAATATCATCTGGGCCGATTTCATCCCGATCCGGATGCGGCTCGCGGACTAGCTTCGGAGAAACCATCATCGCGCATACCAATTCACGTGCGAAGATCATCACGGCAGCTAATTCGTCATCAGACATTTTGGCAAGCGTTTGCAAGCCGTACTCCTCAGGCGATAGCGTCGCCTTCTCTTGTTCGTCCTGCTCCTTCTGCTCCTTGCTGGCGTACTTGGAAAACGTGCGAGCTACACGCCCGGCGCGCAGCATAAACTCCGGCCCCGGTCGGCGTACTTGCACAACCTGACCTGAAGGGCATTCTAATGTTTCGGTTTTCCTTGGCTTCCAGCCACGACCATTTGAGGCAGACATAAAACAACTCCTTTGAAAAAGATCGGATTAAATTGTTTGCGCCAGAGGATGGCTTGGAAAAGAATGCGGGTATGTCGTAGCAGAACGTGGCCTCTCAGGATGAGACTCCAAAGGCCACTAAATGTTAAAATATAAACGGCCCGCAAGAGAATTCACGTTCTCAAGCGAGCCTTGCCATAACGCGATCTCGTTACCGGAGACCATGCCATGACCGCTCCAAATCTTACTAAAGTTTGTAGCAAATGCCATCTTGACTTACCGCTGACCGCTTTCCATAAACAGCGAAAAACTACTGACGGGTTACGTCCTGACTGCAAAGAATGTCGGAAAGGTGAATCAACTTCGTACTACCAAAAGAACAGAACTCGCGTGCTCCTACACGTCAAGACCTATACGAGCCAAAACAAGGCGCGACTGGCGTTGTACCACAAGCAATGGCGCGCGCTTAACAGGGAATCGTTCCTCCGAAAAGCTCGTGAAAACTATTGGGCTAACAAAGAGCGTCACAATCAAACGAGTCGCAACAACCGAATTGCCAGCAAAGAACGATATGCCGCGACAAGGAAACTCTACGAACTAGCCAACCCCGATATAGTGCGTTTCCACAAAATGCAACACGAGAGTCGGAAGCGTAACGCTCCGGGTAGATGCACGTCAGAACAGTGGCGCAAGAAGTGCGCGTTTCACGGTTGGCGCTGTATCTATTGCCGCGTCGCGGTCACGCCTAAAACAGCAACCATCGAACACCGTAAACCGTTATCGCGTGGCGGTAGTAACTGGCCTGCGAACCTTGCGCCTTGCTGTAAGCAATGCAACCAATCAAAGAACTGTAAAACCGAAACGGAATACCGCGCCTATATTTGCTTCCAAAAATTGAATACTGTGTCTGTCGCGGCTCGTGATGTGATGCCGTAACCACGAAACGCCACCGGGTTGTTACCCAGTCCGCGCCGCCGGATTTGGTTTGCAAGTCCTGAATCGTTCTTGGACTTGTAAAGGTTGTACACCATGTACTTTGTTGCGTCGTTCTTAGTCGGCGTAATCAACGCGCAGGCTGTGAACGCAATCGTCGTAATGCCGCCCTGAATCTGCTCGTATCCCGCAGCAGTTCCGTAAGTGCCGAAACCGGAAACAAGATGCTGAAGCACGCCGCTGATGTCCTGCGTTTGGACAAGGTTCGCAGCTAGCGCCACGGCCAGTTCAGACACAGCCGTATCAATCGGCGCAACCTGTTCGTCTACCGTGTGATCTTCGGTTGACGCCGCAGCAGTCATTTCCCAACCTTCAGAGGTGTGACCTAAATGCTTGGCGCTGGGGTTAGCCGTCGCGTCAGGTGTGCCATCGGTAAACAAAGTGATGCGCGCACCTGCACCCGGTATAGCAAGGCCAACCCAGAACCAACCATATTGATTGGTGATTTGCGCGGCGTTAAAGTTTAAGGCTGATGCTGGCATTGAGTTATCCTCTCTTTATTCTTTCCAGTGCTTCGCCAACTGCGTTAACAAGATTGTCTTGATGCTGCGCCTGTTGCTCATGCTGACGGCGAGCGTATAAGTCGTCTGCTTGATCAGCGCGGCGCTTGTTCTCTTCTACGGAGCGCGACAGACTGCGTATGTCAAGAGCTTGGTTCAATTCCACATCGCCATATCCACCCGCGCGAGCGATTGCCCGAAAGTCTGCCTCGGCCTTCGCCGCGTCGCCACCATTCTCGTTAAATAGTTGGCGGTAAGTAACCGCTGCGCGTTCGCCGGTCTCAGGGTCAACGCCGGGCGCTGTACCGCGTTCTTTTGCCAGCCTTTTGCTGCGGGCAAAGTCCGAGTTAACTTCCGGGTTGTTTTCAACCTGAGTCAGCGCCGACGCTGCTGCCTTTTTTGCTGCCGGTGATGCATTCGGATCGCGCAAGACTTCGCTTGCCGCTTTAGCCGCTTCCGGTGAAGTTGTTTCTGCCATACAAATTCTCCTACTTTTCTCCGAAATGAATTCTAATCTGCAACTCTACCTCTTGAATGAAATCCGTTCCTTTGGTCTTGTGATGAAAGTATTGATGATCGATTTCAAGTTCATAACCAACCGTTACTGATGCTGTTGGTAACAATTCAAGTACACCTTTTCTGATGACCGCCTTAAATGCTCTCACGTATCGCTCACTCCTTACTTTGACCGCTGCGGCTGATGAGTCCTTAACGACTATCCCTGCGCCTATTACTACGATCTGGTCTAACCATTCGCCGCTTTCGGTTTCACGGCTTACCATGCGCTGGGGGCCAGCAATAAGCAGCGGGTAATTGAACTGGTCAAGATTTGCCCGTGCCATCACGGCGAACTTTGGGTAAGCCGACGCTGCGTAAAAGTAATCAAGCGCAGGCTTCATGTCCCGTTCAACTACGACGAATAACTTGTCAATGATCTGGGACTCAGTAACTTCCTCAAACAGCGGCGCAAAGGGCATTATTGAAATCCAGCTTCTTTCAACATCTCGGCAGCATACTCACCGGCGATTGTCTCGTATCGCTGTTCGTCAGGCTCAGCCAACAGTTTGCGTTCAGGAAGCCGCCCGCGTCCTTCGTGGTGAAATATTCCATAGAAAACATTTGACCCAAACTCCGCGCCATCGTCGCTTACTCTGTGAATATGTCCTTTATCTTCTTTCTCTGTTAAAGACCGGAACAAGTCACCACTAGCAACCATTATCTGCGATGGGCCGCCGAACTTCCGCGCCTTTGCTGCTTCACTTGCCGGTTTCAAAGGCGTCCACGGAGCCGACCTGAATAAAGCCACTTCCGACCCACGAAACTCTCCACCAAATCGCTCCATCAATGGACTCAAACGGCTGAAGCTGGATTCTAAACTAGCCATTCCAGCCAGCATCTTCTCTAGCCCAATGATTTCTATCGTGTATCCGGTCATTGGCTAAACCCCTGCTGTACTAGCGTCGCAGCCAGAGTTAACAATACGTCTGTATCCCTTTGTGCAACTACCGGATTTTCAAAGACCAACTCTCCTGTATCGCCTCGCGCTTGAACCTTTATCAAATGCTTTGGCGTAATCGCCATGGTGGCTGACGTGCGCGGCATCTTTAATCTATGTGAAGCTGCATAAGCTTCCCCACCTATAACAACTTGAGAATTTGCGCCGGAACCTTTGTAGCTAATCGGAATGTTCGCCGCTACTTGGGCTATGGTTTCCGAATCGCTGGCCGATCCGCCGTCAATAAATGTCGGCCCCCAGAGAGTACAAACATCAGTAAACGGATATTCGGTTGCAAGTTCCGTTCTAACTTCATTGATCGCATCGCCAACTTCACTCACCTAAAATACCACCGCTGTCCGAATACTAACACTTCCTTGTTGAATTTCAGAAGAAAAAATTGTCCATCCCAGCGTCTTTCTTATTCGCTGCCGGATGGCTTCGCGCTTTCTCTCGTTGTCAAAGTCAATTCCGTCACCGCCACCTTTGAGCCGGACAAATGAATTCCTGATCGTTGCCCATGTGGTTAAATCATCGCGAATGCTCGTAACTTGGTTAACAGTGAGATTTGTCACCGCACTTCGAACCGCCGCTGGCGTTTCACGGGCAACCTCGGCAAGAGTTACAATCTCATCTTCAGTTAATTCCCACGATGCTTCACGCACCTGAATGACAATGGTTTTTTCTTCTGTGTCGTTATTAGACAGAGTAACTCGATTGATTAACTCATAATCGGTTCCGTCCGTGCCGCCGGATAGCTGAATAGAAGTAGCTGTGGTAGTAAAATCTGAATCGGATTCTGTGACACCAGCAGGTAATTCCCACTCTGAAGCAGTAATCATCAGAGCGCCAAGGTATGACGCCCAGTTTATACCAAACGTCTTATCAACATCAGGGTCTTTTCTGAATACGCTCATGCGGTTCTTTGTTCTGCTGAAGCAATAAAGATGCGGCGTTCCGCGCTTACAACAGAAGCTTCCAGTTCTTTAATTAACACAATCCGGCCTTCATTGTAAACATTAAATATTCTCGGCTCAGTGGAAATATCGACTAAATCAACGGGGCTTAGTAAGCGGGCCGCGTTGCCTGTTACCACGGCGACGCTTAAAGAAGCGGCTACAACGGAAATAATGGCAGCCCCTGACCCTGAGACTGCGGCCATGCCCACCGATAAGCCAACGCTGCCCTCTGCCCCAGCAACTCCGTCAACAATCGAAACACCGATAGACGAACCATTGGCCCAGTGTATCTCTGAGCCGATGAAAGACTCTGAAGCTGCACCGGCGGCTTGTGCTTGTGTCTGAGCAAATGCAGCCGCTAGATAATTTGTGACCGCGATTCCTGTAGCTTCACCAAGAGATTCAGCAAAGGAAACGAACACTCCGCTAACCTGTGATTCGCCGGTGCTCTGTCCAGTCCCGATGGATGTAGCTTCAAGTACAAAGCTCGACGTACTAACACCAGCAGAAAGTCCCTCGCCAATCGCAAACCCGACTGCGATGCCGTCAACGTTTGCCGATCCGTCTGCACTGGCAACGCCAAGCGCATCTGCTGTTAATACTCCGCTGACACTCGATACACCCTCTGATTGGGCTGTTCCTGCCGCTGTGCTTGCGCCTAAGCCGTCTGTAGTTGAAAGCCCAGCACTATCGCCAACTGCGCCCCAAATGGCCGCGCTAAGGCCGTCTGACGCAGCGACACCACTGGAACTACCCACGGCAGAAGTAAAGGCTGCCGCAACCGCTGAACCTCCCGTTGTGCCCGATGCCGAGGCCGTAGAAGACGCTGTAGCTGCACCAACAACCGAAGAGGCCGCAAGACCAGCACTCGCGCCGACTGTCTCCCGGATGAATGAGATCGTTGTAGTGAATTCAAACCACGGATTATTCGCTGCCGTCGTGGAAGTGTCTTCAGGGAGATCGGTAGCATTATCATTTCCGTAGCTGAGAGTGATATTCCGGCTTATGCTTGTAGCAGATCGAAAACCCCACTCAATGACAAGGTAATCACCGTCACTCACCGCCACGGATGACAAAGTAATTGACGCGTTTTCTGCTGCGTCCTTAAACTGCGCGTTTGTCAGACTTATAACTAATTCATTTCCCGCCGTAGCAGAGTCACTGGCTGTCTGAGCTAACAAGACGCCGCGATCCGTGCCATCAGGTTTGATAACTTTGACGGCCATCGCCAAGGTTGCGTTCGCCCCAGCGTTACTCTCAGAGCCGCGCATCTGACCTTTAACTGAACCGTTAATTGTTTGTGCTTTGAGTGGGCCAATGATCGTCCGGCCCATCGCACGCGCGGTAGGATTAGTCGTTCCGGTGGCTTCCGTCTTGGAAGTCATCGCGGAACCGGAATTCTTTACTAGAGTTCCCGGAAGCGAAACGGGGTTGATCTGAACGGCAAAATTCCACGAGGACGGAGTTATGTCAGGCGTTCCCTCAGAGCGCACATAGATGCGCGTTGCCATTAGTCCTCAGTGATTGTTGATGCGGTGGTAATTCGCGGTGTGATGCCGTTACCCATTGCGATGTTTGGCGTGAGCGTTCCTGAGTACAAGAGCTTCCCGGCCCCTGATGATGCCGTGCCAACACCAAAATGAGTTGCTGTTCCCGTTCCCCCCGTGCCTGCCGGGAAGTCTATGTTTGCCGCTGGACTGACGGAGTTATTCGTTACCGTCCAACCCCCTGAAGTTCGAGCTACCGCAACACGAGCATAGCCTGTATAAGTCGCTTCGCTGGTTGATTGGTCACCAGCCTCACCCGGATCGGCGGTATGAAGGGAAACGTAGAGATTAGTTGCCGGTGAGGTTGTGTCGTTCTCTGCTAAATCGTTGATCGTCGTCGCGTTAAAAATCAGCTTCAGCAGATCATTTTCGAAGACATTCGATTTTGACATGGTAAAATAAGCTTATGGCCCAACGACCTAATACTTCTAATTTACCCCATTCACCCGTCAATAGAAATAGCCCTGTCGAGAATCCGAGAACTTGAACCAGCAGGTTAAGGTGTTGCCCTTAGACATTAGATTCCTATCGAATCACCCCAAAGACATAAGATTGTGAAGCAGTAGGCGTGATAGCCGAGAGCGTCACATTGCAGAAATTAATGCCTACTTGATTTTCCCCGCTTGCCCTTACTCCGGCGATTCCCAGCCCCGCTTGTGCCGTAGGCTTGTTAACGAAAACAACATCACCTGCGGTTACTGTGACTTTCTCTAGCTCGGTCATAGCGCTTGTAAGTCAACCCAAACATCGTTCTGCTTTTGGAACAATTTGCCAGCACCATCCACAAACGAAATGTAAATCGAGCCGTCCGCAATAGTGCTATCGGCTCCGACTTGCGCAACGATTCCCGCATCATCCGTAGCCGCACCGAAAAAGATTCCACCCGGATCGCCACCAACAACAGTCAGCCGCGCGAAACCTTTTAGTGGCACTCCCGCATTGAAACCATCATGCGCTTCCTTGTGACCGTCAATGACATAATCAAACCCTGCGCCTGCGGTGGAGTTCAAATGATCGATTGCAAAGGCCGCGCGGGCATTTACTGCTCCTGAATCGCCACCAATAACTGAGACCACACCAGCATCGGCATTATCGGAGTCTTCCCCGACTTCTGCGATTACCGCAGCCAGCGGATAAGTGGTGGCACGAGCGCCGCCAACAGAAAGTTTGGCAATCAGCGGAGCAAGATAATTCTTGGTCTTGGTAAGCGCATTACCAATGAGATTGAACATCGCCGTGCCGATATATGCACTATCGCCAGCCGCAGATGTTCCCACGCCGACTGCGACTTCCAGATCGGCTTGAACGAGTTGATACGAATCCTCTGTCCCATCATACGGATCGGTTACGACGATAAGCGCCTTGCCCTTGGTGACTTTGACCTTAGCGTTATACTCGCCGTCAATCAGGATGTTCGTATTGCCGCGCTTGATTCCAGGCATTGGCTACTCCTTACCTTCTAACGCTTCAACCAGTTCGGCCTTCTTCATGCTGTCCGCGCCCTCAACGCCTTGCTCGTTTGCGGCTTCTCTCAGTTCCGCAACGGTCATCGAGGCGTATTTGCTTCCCGGCGCTTTAGCAAGATGCTTCCAGTCACCGGTTAGATCGCCACGCTCTACTGCGGCATCCAACTGCTCCTGAGACATTGCTGCTGCTAGCTCATCCTCCATGCCGGGAGTGAATACCTTAGCAACTTTCTCATTGCCCGTAGCTTCTTGAAGCACCGGCATACGAATACCATGTACAATTTCTCTGTTATCCTTCGCCATCAAAGCCTCCTAGGTTACAAGCGTGTTTTCAACAAACAGCTTCTGCTCGTTCGGAATAGTAAAGGGGTTGCACTGCACGTCAACTTTAAGCTCTTTGCCGGTGTTTGACTCGTCGTAATAGACGGTCATCCCATTCTGGTCAATCCCGGCGGCGGGGAGTGCGCGAGCTAATTCCATTGCGCGGGTAACCGGGGCAAAGGCTGTGCGACCTACACGCCCACCTTGAGGAACAGCAGCAATACGGCCCGCAGGCCATACGTTAGCTGCGCTGGTAGCCGTGCCGCCATCGGTGAACGGCTCAAGCGTGTCGTCAAAGAGGTAGAAGGTAAACGGGTAGCCAATGTCGTCCGAGATGCGCTGGGCCAGTTGCGCGCGCGTCATTGAGACGCCGCCAAGAAGGTCAGGAGCGTCGGCTTGAATGGCGCGGAGAAGGGCAATGCGGAGGACAACGCCTTGAATCGGGCCAACCGCGTCAACCGCATCCTCAAGCCATGAGATTAGAGTTGCATAAGCATCAACGCCGGGGTCATTCCATGCAGTTGCAGCGGTGGTAAGCCGCGTTGCATCAAAACCGAATGAGACTTGATGCGTTGAGCCAGTCTGCGGATTCTTCGCGGTAACAACGCCGGTGGCCCATGCAGTGAAGGCGTCTACTTCAATGCGGCGATAGTTGGCTTGAACAATCTGCGACACCTTGCCGGGAATTGAGCGGCCAAGGATTTGATCAATAGCGGCAGAGTTCGCATTCGCCCGCTCATTCATCTTCTGCATCTCGTACTCGCCCCACTTGTAGTAGCCCTCAACCGGGACGATACGGAGGTTGCGAATGTCAGGCGTCTTGTCGGGAATTAACCGGCCCGGCGAGTTCCATTCGCGTCTGTCCGAAACAGGGCGAAAGTCCAGCGTGGTAACTTCGTTCAGGTCAACTGAATCGACGTTCTCACGCGGGAAAAAGACGTCCCATTTCAACTCACCTAAGTTATTAGGCGACATGGTTTGCGCCATCACCGTCAATGCGGCGGGCGACAAATCTTCAACTACTGGAATTAAGCTTCTAGGCATCGGTCAACTCCTTAGGTGTTGGTCAGATGAATCATTGAACCTGCGGCATTGAATGCAGCCAGTTCGTCAGCAGTGTATGCGCGGCCCATGTTGTCTTCCGCTACGTCGCGGTTGACTTCGCCGATAGTGCCCATGCCGACAGGGATAGTAGCTGTGTCGGCCGCAAGACTCGCGTTCGTCGGCGGAATCGTCGCATGGTTAATCGGAATCGGCTCAGGATTGACCGCGTAGATAAACTCACCCGCAGTGCCGTCGGCTAATGTGCCGTCCTTTTTGAACGGAACACCCGGAATTAGATAGCCGTCAGCATCTACTTCAGCGGTGGTCAGTTCCGAAATGTCTACGACAACTTGCTGTAGGCCGAGAACCTTACCCACGAACGGGTGGCCATAGCCCGTGGTTCCTGCGGTTTTCTTTACATTTAAAGGCATGATTGTCTCCTAGGCTGTTTTCTGAATGCCGAACCGCTGCTCAACCGCACTGGGCGGCAAAGCGGCCTTCTCGACTTCCTGTACCGACTTGCGAATGTTAGCGAAAATGTCAGTCGAAGGTGGTGCGTTGTCACGCCATTGTTCCGGCGCGTAGACCCCGCTTCTGGTTTTCAATGACGCGATAAACGGCGCAATTGATGGCAACGACTCAATGAACTCTTGTGGTTTCTCCGTAACCGTATCGCCTTCCTTAACCTTAGCGACAACAGTTTCTTTGCCATCCTTGGTTTTGATTTCGAAATCAGGAAGGTTAGAGAGAAGCACAAACGCCTCAACATTATCGTAGTTGAGAATCTTTGCAACCTTGCGCAGATGATCCTCACGCTTGCGCCCTTCAGATTCTTCCTTGAGCGTCTTGTGCTCAGCGAGCTTGGCGGTCACCTCTGTGCCTGTGCCATGAGCTTTGATTTGCTCAAGTAGTTCAGCGTCAGCAACCGGAACTGCGCGATGACCACGCGGTAAGCCGCTGGATGCGCGGGCCGTTTCAAGCTGAGCCTTAGTTGCTGAAACTTCCGTCAACGCATTGGCCGCTTTAGCTTCGGCGGCGTCTTTCTCAGTCAGCAACTTGGCGTTATTAGCCTTCACCGGGTGATCATCAGAAATCTCCGGCACGTAACGGCCTTCGATGAGCTTGTAGTGCTCGCGCAATGCCTCGGGTACGTCTTCGAGCTTGTTGTAGATGGTTAGCATAATTTAAATTCCGCTTGTCTTAGCGGTCTAAAAAAAAGGCCCGCCAACTCTCTTCTTGAGAATTAGCAGGCGGTTCGCGGTCATGTCTCTGCCGCGCATGGCTTGCTGGCCTAAGTGTCAAAACGGCTGGCTGGGGCTTCGCTTCCCTTTGACCGTTTTCTATCAGACGGCTTCCTTGAGCCGCCTTAATCGAATGATCTCCCGCGTTAAGTTGCGGATCGATTCATCGATCTCACGCCGGAGTTTAACGGAGTTTGATTCTGGATTGCAAGTATTATTTTCTATTGGGTGGTTGACGCGCTCATTTATACCGTCCCGGTTTAAGGCGGCACTGCCAGCACCCGCGACTATTTTTCCCGCTACGATAGTGGCTTGGAGCGTGCTCATTTGTAAATTCCCAACTTGTAACAACGATCCGTGAACTGTCGCACCATTTCGCCGAGAGCATAGCATAGCCGCTCTTCGGTACCATCGTTCGGTAGCACTCGGACTCGGACGTGATCAGAAGCGCGAAACGGGTTGTCATTAACGATTTCACTAATCGGTAACCGCGCTCGCCCGGCCCAGCTAAGTGCCGCATGGGTCATTTCATGGGCAATGCAACCAACACCTAGAAACCCTTTGTAGAAATTCAACTCAGCAAAGCAGCCAGTCTTGCGCCATTTTGATTTACTGGAGTAAGTATAAACCTCTTGCCCTGTACACGATGCTTCATGGTTTCGCTGAAGCGGTTTATATTGATACATCGCTTTCTTAGTCGGCCAGATGTTCACGACAGCATAGAAGTACCGGCCTGCGGGATAGACGCGGAAGATTGCGAGAGGCTTGCTAGGTTTGCGCCGCTTGGTCATTCTCTGCTACTTGGAAACTTACGGTTCATCTTCAACGTCGTCAACTGCAACTGAGGAAATGACTACAAACCGCTTGCCGTCCATGGAAATACTAATCTCTTCTGAGTGGATGAGCCGCCCAGCCGCGTTGAGAGTCTTGAGTCTTTCTTCAAGCAATTCAATGTCTCCGAATTCAACCTTCCATTGCTGGTCTATTGGAGTTGGCGAGGGTGAAGGATTAACTTGAGCGCGGTTGTTACGCATGTCTGTAAGCAAAAGAAAGTAACCTGAAAACAGCAGAACTATTATCACCATCAGCAGAACGCGTTTAATCATTGCACAATCTCCGTATCCCCGTTCACAGGTGGTTGCACCGTCGGGATAGGCGACGGTGACGGTTCAGGTGCTTCTGCTTTCTCAGTACGGATTCGCTCAAGCTCTCCGTCAGTATCTTCCACAGCGTTGCGGCTCATAGCCGTCTCAATGCTTAGCAGTCCGGCCTCAACATCTTTCCGGTTCTCCTGCCTATCGAGCACGTCTACCGGCCCATCATCAATGATTGAATTGAACTCGCAGCGCAGGTTGATGAACTTAGCTGTCTGGCCGCAAAGCTGAGCACCTAAGCGCACCCCTGTTTCCGTCGCCCAGCGTCCAGCATCATCAATTACTTCCTTTGAGAGCATTAGACTGGATTTGAATTCAGCACGGGCCTGTTCACGGCTGCGACCGGAGGCGGTTGCATCACCGGAGATCATGATGTGAAGTTGCTGAGCTTGACCATGCATGGCTTCGCGAAGGTCGGCACGGGTTTTAATGAACGTTGCTACGTCTACAGGTTGACGGAACGAGATATTGGGATTTGCTCGGCCTACAACCTCGCCGTCGTCGTTACGAATTAACAGACCAGCAAGAAACATCGTTGCGCCTGCGCCGGTTTCATACTCAGCGTCCCTAATCTCTTCATGGTAGCCTAAAGCAGAATCGTCGTTGACTCTCACGGTTCGCTTTGGCCGCTCAGCATTGAAGACGGTACGTTCGAGATTACCGGCAAGGTTGACATTGCGCATCATAGAAGTGAGGTTGAGATTCAATGCCTTCTGAGTTGAGCGGATTTGCTCTGTGATGAGCGGCTCACGGCGCAGTTCGTACATTAACAAGCGGCCACCTAACTCAAACGCAAAGTCCCTGCGCGCTTGGCCTTCGGTGAGTACGGTAAGAATGGTTAAGCCGCTTGCGTCAACGTAAGTTATCTCCGCACACTTCTTCTCATCCCGGTTCGTGTAGGAATAGACACCGAATTCTTCTTCAGTGTCTTCGTCAATGAATACGCCAGCTTTATCGGATGAGAGAATGCGCAGGCGGGGAACCATCAAGCCTGATACCAAGTCAGAAGCTTTGGGAATCTGACCGGTTGCGTCTCTTGTACCGGGAGGGAAAAAGAAGTTGAGGGTAACTGAGTCGTCCAGCAGCGCGCCGCGCAATGCGTCCTTCAAATTGTTACGCACTCGCCGTTTGTCCCACCATTGCGTAGTTGCTTCGTCGGCTTCAGTTGCATCAGGATCGGTGGCTGGCTGTGAGGTGCTTTGATTAGGCAACACCGCATTGACCAGCTTACTGAACAGCCGTCGAATCCGCGTAGAGTTCTGTGTTGGAATATCAGCGGGTAAGAATCCCCAAACGCACTCACGGCCTAAGTTGCCAGCAATGTGGCGATCAACTAACTCGCGGATGACGTTCTCGGAGATGAAGCCGGACTCAATCTCTTTTAATGTCTGCGAGCGGTAAGCAATTCCAGCAGGCGGAATCTGGCCCATGTAACCGGCAAACTCCTGCAAGTGGTCGCCATCGTAGAATTGACGGTTAACCTTTGCACCTTCAGAGCGTCGCTTGGTGAATAGATCAGCGGCCTTGTCAGGTGTTGTGATTTCTGAAAGTACGATTGGATTAGCCAATGAAATTCTCCGGTAAGTCACGGTTACATTTAGGACAGTTAGGCGGGGATTGTAGAAGCGAGCCGAAGTAAGCGAACCATCCGCACGCACACCGGGCAACTACAACGCTTACAAACGCAGGATCGACCTCAACAGAGCACTGCTCGCCATTATCGGTAGAGCCGTGAAGGCGAACGTGGCGCGGACTTTTAGAGACATAAGTTAGGTTAGTCAAGCGCATACTAGTTTCGCCTCATCGCCGCATCAGCCACAAGGACTGCGCGTTTCACGTTCGCGGTCATCTTACGTAGCAAGTCGTCAAACAAGTTTTTGAAGACCAAGTTAAGCGCCAACTCACACCGCCCAAGGAGAACGAAGTCTGTTGGTTGTGATAAGCGGCGGCAGGCTTTGATGTTGTGACGGCGTTTCATCCTGCGGTGGAGTCTAACGCGAACCGGAGAATTGTTCAATTGGAATTTAAGCGGAACAAGCAGAACAACTATACCACGCTTAATAGAGCGGGGAGGGTTAGCTATCGGTCTTATCAACCCACTTCAATAGCCATCCTACACCATTGCAAAGCTGGCAGACATACCAACCGATGATGTCGTGGCCCTTTCTGCCTCGACCTTCGCACCAATGACATAGAACTTTAATAATCATAGCCGCTACTTTACGCTAAGCACGGGAATTGTTCAATGAGTTTCTCTAATTTCCGGCATCGCTTACAGCGCCAGCGCAACGTCAGCCACTAAAATGAGCCGATCACAAACAGCGCAGTAAATATCTTCAAGACATCGCATTTCGTGAAGCTCATCAGCGTACACGGGAAACTCTCTATCCCACACGTTGCCCGTGCAATGCGCGTGAACAATCTCAGAATCTTCTCCGTGCCAAACTTGAAAGTAAGGTGGCTCAATTCCCTCGCGGAATGTGTAACTTGGCGTCATAGTTTTAATAGCTTCTCGTTCCCCACGTCTCGCTGTCTGAGTCGGAGTAGCGGGCTTTACGTTGAGCAGCTTGGTTCGCCATTGCTCCGGCTACAAAGGAATCAGGCGGATGGCCCGCGCCGCGTAAATCGTCATTAGTACAATAGCGATGTTCACCTTCGCAGTACCTGATAGCCGGTGAAATCAACGCTCCGTTTTCTATTACTGCGATGTAGTCAGTGAACACATCGGCACGAACTTGTCCGGTTAGGACAATGCCATGAGCGGGTACGGTTAAGTAGTCATCAACAACGTTGCCGATGCCGGTTTTATCGTGGCAGGCTTTGCCTTTGTAACGCTCTACACGCTCATTGAATTTCCGGATCATCACCGGCCAAGCCATGCGCCCTAAGCGAGTCCATGCAACGCGCTTCATTGGGCGGCAATCGGTTCGCCATGTGTCGATTACTGTCCAGTCTTTTTCCTTTGCCCAGTCACAGCCATGAGCATAAGTTGCGCCTTCAACTGGTGGTTCAATCTCAATTAATTCTCCGGCTTTGCCATTATACTCGCCTAATGACTTCTGGAAACATAAATCAACCTTCTCAGGCAGAATTGCACGACCTTCGGGGCTTGGTTCCTGCAGGTCATACTCCGCTGCCCACATAGAGGCCGTGACCTCGCCACGCTTAGATTCAATCTCAGCCTGAGTTAGCCAGCCATCGGGTAGCGCGCTAGTTTCTTTCCAGCACCACTCTTGTACCGGCCATCCGTTTTCAGCAGCACGCTTTAAGACTTCGGTAAATGTCGCATCGGGGTAATGATGCGTTGAACTCATTACGGTCTGCTTCGCTACCGCTGACGTTCCCATTGGTTGACCCATTGCCGCATCAAGAATCGGCAAATCCATTTCGTCAACTTCATCAAGACGCATTCGTTGTGGGTGTGGGCCACGAGCAGACTTCGTTGATGCCATAAGCGCGGTGACTAAACCACCGGATGAATAGCGCGTTCGTCGTTGTACGTTTTCCTCTGCACTTGACCACTTCTGTAAGTATTCAAGTACACGAGTTGATTGCTCACCTGAGCCACCGAGGATGGTAACTTCAGCACCTAGCGTTAGAGCTTCACAGTGACCAAGTAAAGCAAGTAGGTAGGACTTGCCGCCGAAGCCGCGCGATGCTTTCCAAACGGTCACACCATGACGAGCAAAGTAAGCGTCAGAGAAAGCGCGAAATGGGGTTGTGTGATTTGAACAAACTTGAACGTCAGGAATGTGAATGCGAAACGACTCAAATAAAAAGGTCTTTAGTTCTTCGTCATTCTGTGGTCGGGTTAAGCTGTTTTGGCGCTGCGGCTCTTGCTCGTTCGATTGCTTCGAGAAGTCGAATTGATTTGTCTGCCATGACTCCGTGGAGAACGGCAAGGCTATCGGCTGGCTGTTTTGTGATGTAGCTGCTCTCACTTACCACTCTTGCTTGAGCTTCTAAAGCGGCAAGATTTGCGGTTAGATATCCGAATAGCAATTCCTCAATTCGCTCGCCCTTTTTAGCGCGAAGTTCCGCGAACTGCTCGGAGCTTAAAGTTTCTCGCCACTCGCGAATTGTGCTTTCCGGGAGGTTGTATTGCTCGGCGATTTCGCCCACGCCTTGCCCAGCAAGCAGCGACGCCATAACTTGAGCCTGAACTTCGTCTGAATGCTTTTTACCTCGCACTCCATCTCCGCACAACCGCCCGCGCAACTTATCACACATTACCAGCAGGATACAAGGGGTGAACCGATTTCGGACGGTTGAGACGGTCACATTGAACGGGTTATTTAGTTGATTTAGGTTGACAAGCGTATCGTCTAGGCGTATCGTGTTCACGCAATGACGAACACCAACCAAGCCGAACGATGCTTTGCCTGTGGGAAAAAGTTGCGACGGAGTATTAGTCAAGCCGTACGGCCTGAGGCGATAACCAGCGACTTAGCGCAAATTGTTCGCGTCGGTTCAGACTGCTGGAAGCTTATTGCTCGCAGTGGTGACGCAGGTTATCAGCCGCCACGCGGAGGCCCGCGCTTATTAGTGCTGACGGCTGAGCGCGAAAGGATATTCAATCAGTGACTACTACACAACAACTAGCAAAGGAACTACGCATTAGCCAGCGGGCGATTCAGAACCGCATCCTGCGACTGGGATTGAAAGTGCAGAAAGCTGGAAATGCGTTTGTGCTGACAGCGACACAGGCGCAGGCGGTGAGGGATTACAACAACAGCAAGAAGGAGAATCGGTAAATGCTTAGTCCGAAAACACTAGAGCGGGTTTCAGTTTCTTATCGCCGCGGTTATTACGATGGTTATGACGGAAAAGCTGTTGACAATCCTGCGCGCGATCCGTTTGACCGACCATTTGCAAACTTCGATTACGATCAAGGCTACAAGGCAGGTGCAAGCGATAAGAAATGGTATCTCAAGCGTCAGCAGGACAACACACCGGCAACAGGAGAGTGAAATGACAATAGATCAACTGCCACAACTAGAGCGGGTGTTTTACTTGAAAAACTACGAAAACGGTCGATTCATTCGTGAAGCATTCTCGCGCATGACGCAAGCCGAGCGCGATGAAGTTGACAGCGTTTTAGTTGAAGTTGGCCACCCATTGGCATTTGAGCCGGGGACACAAGAATCTCGGATCGTCGCATTGGTTAAGGAGTTTGGGCGGTAGCAAGCAATCGACGGAGCAATCATCTTGGTAAGCAGGCGGCAAATTCTGAGATTGCCGCCACGTGCCAAGAGCACGAGAAGGCTTAAACAATGACAACCAAATGCCCACAATGCGGAAGGCGCTGTCACCCTAAATCATTTCGCGGCAGCAAGCCATATCTCTACGATAAGGTTAAGCCATCGGAGGTAGAGCAAAGGGCAAGCGACAAGATAGGTGTTCCGATTGAGCGATACGAGATTCACAAATGCAATCGGAAGAACAGCAAGGCAGGCAGCCTCACACTCTGAGGTTGCTACGTACCTAAGCACAAACTAAAGGAGATATGACGATGACGATAGATCAGCTACCACAATTAAGGCGCGTATTCTACCTTACACGCTATGAAAATGGACGTTTCCTCCGTGAAGCGCCATCACGTATGACACAAGCCGAACGCGACGAGATTGATCGCGTGCTGGTCGAGGTTGCGCATCCGCTCGCGTGGGAAGCCGGAACACAAGAATCGCGAATCATTGCAATAGTGAAGGAGTTTGGCGCATCGGGGCTGTCAGACGTAAGGGCTGACTGATTTCAGGGGACGCGGGGTAGCCTGAATAAGCAACGACAAAAAGCCCGCACAGTTTCACCGCGACCGCTGGGGCGCTATCCTTAACACGGTAAATGAGAAAGGAAAAACACGAAATGACTGGAGCTAAGAACTACGCGCAAGAGCCGTCATCCTATTGCGACATCGACGGCTATCCGTTAAGCGATGATGGTTCGTGTGACCGTTGCGAGAGAAGCGCGGCGGCTGAGCAAGCGGAAGATGACGCTGACGACATGGAGTACGAAGCATGAGCCTGATTAGATTTCCACTTAAGTTACCGCCTGTTCGCCGCAGATGTGAGCCATGGCTGGCAGTCATCGCCAGAGGGCTTGCCCTTATACTAGCTCTGGGACTGATTCTGGTAGCAATAGCCCCATGGGAAGGGTAGAACGGCGCACAAGGCGATTCTGACGCAGGAAGCGCTATCACAGACTGGGTTGAGAGGCGGATTGAAATATGAAACGCAGGCAAGTGTGGCGGTACAGTTGTGAGTTTTGCAAAAAGTCGAATTGTTCGGGTTCGGCCATCGCTAAGCATGAAGAACGGTGTACGCTCAACCCAAATCGCGTGTGTGGCGTGTGCAAAATGCTTGAGCAGCCACAATCCGATCTTCCGGCTATCATTGCTTTGCTGCCTAAACCTATCCTTTACCGAGAGAGTGACAACGGCGACACGTTGACGTGGCCGGAAGGCTTTGATGTAAGCACAGCATTCGGAACGGCTCGCGTGAAAGCTCGTAACTGTCCAGCGTGTTTGCTCGCTGCAATCCGTCAAGCAAAGATTCCAGTACCGTTGTTTTCATCAGACTTCAATTACACTGAAGAATGCAAAGCAGTCTGGGCAAAAATCAACGAGGAGGATCAAACACCGTGGCTATAACCAAACTCCACCTGATTGACGGCGATGAACCAACCCGTGAGATGGTTGCTATAGCGAAAATCGAGCAGAATCAATCCGAGTGGGCCGGGCCGTGCGGTAAGACAGATGGGTGGAAGCCAATTGAGACAGCCGCCGACAGCCCGCTTCCCGTCGATGAGGTGCAGCGTAAATCGTACAAGGTGATTGTGATTGATAGTCCAATACCGCTGTGGCGACGGATACTACGATGGAGGAAAACGAGATGAGCAGACATAGTGAACGAAAGCAGTTAAGGCGCAAGTCGCGCAGGCGGATTGCGGATAAAACCAGTGACGCGATTATGGCGATCTACGAACGCGCTAAGCAAGGCGGCTCCGAGGATTATTTAGCGATCAATCAACCCAGCGAGCCGGAGCGGGTTGCGAAGATTCAGGCTGAGGCTCAAGAGCGGCGGGATAGACGGCCCCAGAAGTCACGGCAGTTTGTTCCTACCCATCGGGCGGTTGCTACGCCTAAAAACGCGCCACGCGGCAATTACAAGCGATTGGCAAGCGGTCAAGTAGTCGGCCACCCTGAACCAATGCGGACAGTTAAAGAGCGAGCACGTCAGTCGCGGTTACGGCGAAGGGCCGCGTTCAGGAAAGCGAAAGCATGAACAACTCAATGAGAAAATGGAATAAGGTACTAAACACACGAAACCCGCCAACCAGCCCGCCACTAATCCGCTGCCTCGCACTTTTCCTGCTGTCCATAGCTCCCACCAGCATCAAGCACGGCAATCGGTCACATTGACACTGGACTCAGCAAGCGGCTTGCTGTAGGATTCTGGACATGGCAAACACAAAGACACAGCTTGAGTCCACGATGATTCGCCGCACGATGCATTCTTTGGTTTCTGGCTGCGTTGACTCGGATACGCGCGAAGTCAATCGTACTCAGCTTGCGGAGAACACCGCGCACGCTCTTAACCATGATGAGTGGTTGGACGACTCAGATCATATCCTCTGGGACTTTGCCATTGACGTGGCCGAAGCCTACGAACGGAGGGCCGCATGAGCGAGATTGACGCCGCCATTCTCCAATGGCGCAAGGTTGCACAACAGGAGCGTGAACGGGTGGCTCTGGGATTGACCTACGGATGCGACCACGTGGCCCTCCACAATGCCGAGCTCTACGAAGATACGGCCCGATCCTTAGAGATTGAACGTGATACTGGCGTCGCTGTTTGCAACTCCTGCTTCAAGCCCCTTAACGCAACGCGAGATCGACGTGGTTATCATTCCTGCGTAGGCTAAGAATATGGCAACCAAAACTACCGTTATACTGGGGAATTCAACACGGAAGGCGAGAACATTATGACAAACCAAACAGAACAACCTTTACGCTTCCAAGTCTTTTTTAGCGGCAGGCCGGGAACGGAACCAGAGCGTTATTTATGTTCTGAGTGGGCAACCCGCGACGCCGCCGAGGGGTGGATTGAATCAGCGGAACACTTTGGCGGAACATTCGAACTGATTGACACTGGCTCTGTGCTTGCAAGGAGAGAAGATGATTGACGTATTGACACCACTACCAAACGGGCGAATTGCTCTGCAATCCGATCCTGACGATTCAGATTTCTACGCGAATCGCGCGGTCGAGAACTTCATTACAGGCGGCCCGCGTTTCCGTAAAGGAATGGTAGTTGAGCGAACAGCTTTAGCTCGCGGCACGTTGCGGGCGATGGGAATGTCTGAATTAGCCTCGCAGCGCGGTGTTTATACCGGCAAGGCGACGGGCAAATTCAAGGGCTGCATTCTCATTCGGATTAGAGGTTCACGTAAGGCTGAACCATTCGCGCCTGAACTTTGGCAGCCAATTCGCTAACTTAGAAAAGCAATAGTTGATTAATGACAACTAGACTGATACAGCCCGACTATCAGCCAGAGGACTTCAAGGCGCATCCGATTTGTCCGTCCTGTCGGCACACTGGGCCAGTGAGAGACGGGAAGTGTCGCTATGTAATCGACAATCAAGGCGGGGAGTGTGGTTGCCCTTGTTACGTTCACAGTGAGACTCCGGTTTATCACCAACTACTGGATGAACTAGAAGCGGAAAAGGAAGAAGCGCTGCGACTTGTAAAAGCAATCTCTTCTGCACGGGACGAACTTGCTATTGAACTCGATACCAAAAACGCTTTGCTGCAAATAGCAAATCAGGAAATCCAGCGATTAAACCGTGAACTCTGCGAAAGGGAGAGAGAGAACGAGTCCATGTATCAGCCGCTACGACGCGATTGAGGCGTGGAACCTTCAGGTTGAGGATCATAACCGGGAAAGGAGCCGCGATGAAACAATGTGAAGGCTGTGGCCAGCAAACGCTTACTGAGCTGGCATGGTTAATCGAGGGCGATAGTTGTTATTGGGACGGCCGTTACACAGATAGTCGCGGCTTCACGCGCGACGTAAACGACGCGGTTCGATTTGTCCGCCACCAAGACGCTGACGTGGTGAAACATTGGCTAATGCAGGGTTGTGCGTTTGCACTGAGAACCACACAACACGGTTGGAGCAACGGGGAACCAACATGATGAAACCCGAAGGTGCTATGTACTGCCCGCGATGCGAAGGAACCGGGGTAATTCCAGATCCGCGATTCCACGGCGCAGAGGCTCGCAAGCGCAGGCTCAAAACTGGCATTCCATTGCGGGAAATGGCGCGACGTATGAGTTTGAGCGCTGCCTATCTTTCCGATTTGGAACTAGGGCGGCGTGGCTGGCGGGAGGAACTGCAGCATCGGTATGTCAAAGCACTGAGACAAAGCCATGATTAAAAAACACGCGGACACGAAGAGCATTCAAACATGAAATACGAACTAACGGACACAGAGGCGGTTTTGCTGGACGGGCAAGTTAGCGACGCTGCTCAGGGCCTCGTAAGCGCAGCGAAGGCGCGGATCGCGGCGGCATCGGCCTATCCTGAATTGACGGAACGAGAAGCGGGATTCATTGCTGATGTAGTTACGGAAGCTCACAAGGAGCTACTACTCGCGCATCGCAGTGAATATGTTCAACGCTGCCCGGTTTGTGAGAAGGACGCGGGTTATCACATTCGCACTCGCACTTCACGCAACGGGCGCAGAGGCCAACCCGACAGGTCAAAGCCCAAGCTCTTTCGTGCGTTTGAATTTCACGAGAGCTTCATCACTATCAAGAACCGTGTTTACCTCGGCTGCTGTAGTGACTGTTTTGCTCGCGTAAAACCTTATCTAGCTGAAGCCCTAAAAGACGTTAAAGCACAAATTCCTTCGTGCATCACCGGACACAAACCGACGTATCTCAGAAGCAAAAAGATGCACTGCAAAAAGTGCGAATGGATCGGACTGGAAAGCGAGATGGGCAGGTTGTCATCAATAATAGGGAACGGCTGGTATCCGGGCAAATGTCCGCAATGCGGTGCAGAGAATCAACTATTCACTACAAACATTGAGACGGTCGTTCCGATTGAATACGCGGTCGTGGTTAATAAAGAAGGGCGCGATTACTGAGTGTGATTGGGACGAATGTGTGGCAATTAAAGCGATGAATCCTAAAACCATCCGCAAAGTCATGGCCGAACTCGGCCGCCGGGGCGGTTCTAAAACCTCAACCGCCAAAAAGAAAGCCGCAGCCAAGAGTCTCAAGAAAGCCCGCGCAGTCCGCTGGCCACAACATCACGCCCACACTCGGCATCTGTGCAGGCGGTGTCTAGGTGAGGTGACGGATGTAGATAGGAAGGCTGGAGAATGCACCCAGTGTGGCTTTGAAATCAGGAAAACAAAACTTGTATAGACCCTATTCAACGCGTAACTGTTGTATATAAAAGTTTTAAACGCAATTCGACCCCTCAAACTCGATTTCGTGCCATAGCCTTAACCGATGTAACCTATAGAGCGCGTTACTACTTAACCCTTGTGTTTGATTTGCGGACAGTGCCAATCTCGATGCTGTTTCGAGGCTGTTTAACACTTTCCGGCTAAATACTTGACATGTAAACCGTTAAGGTGTTACTGTGTTTGACATGGAAAACAAATCAGTAAAAACTCAAATCAGCCTGCGTTTGACTGAGGAAGGCCAGCGTTTACTTGCACTGCTGGCTGAGAGTCGCGGGATAAGTAAAGCAGCTATGATGGAAATACTCATCCGCGACGCTGCGCAAAACGAGGGAGTAGATTAAGATGATCTACTTTATTCGAGTTGCGGGAGCCGCCTTTACAAAAATCGGACGCGCCGTGGATGTAAAGAGCCGATTGTCTAATTTGCAAAATGCACATTATCAGCAACTAGAATTACTGGTCACCGTCGAATCGCAGGTTTACCCGCGTTGCTTAGGCAAATTAAACAGCGACCTTGAAATCGGTCGAATTGACCGCTTGAAGGTGGTATTGCGAGGCGCTTTTAACCGAGTCAGGGATAACAAAATGGCCGCGATCTTCTAGTCGATAAAGGCCAGCAAGCGCCCAATTAAAGATAGCTTGACCGGATGATTTCACTTGTTCTTTGATAGCGAGGTTTCGTTCGGATTCTGGCAATTCTGCAAACTCGATTACCTTAATGCGACGACTAAGACCAGTGGCGGATTTCGAGATGACCGGAAACTCGTTCATCGCCCAAAGGATTTTGACGTGCGGGACAACTTCGTAGGGGTCTTTGTATTTGCGATTCACTACCAAGCGTTCGCCTGAGATAAGCTGGATGATTACGTGTCCGGCGCGCATCTGTTCAGGCTGCTCGGTAGATACGGCCAATGTTTTACCGGGAAGGTTAGTAAGGCCAAAGCTGGAATTTTCAATATCACTGATGCCGAGAACCATTGCACGCGAGCCTAACGCGGATTGTAACCCTTCGATGAATGTGCTCTTGCCGCATCCGGGCGGCCCATATAACCATAAAGCGATTTCGTGATGCGTGTCCGTTGTTAAAGCTAGCCCCGCAAATTCCTGCACGAAATCATAAACGTCCGACTTGAACACTCGCCGCAAATACATTTCCCAAACATCGGAACGAGCGTAAGGGTCATACTTGAATGGAAACGCGCTGGTTAGATAGTGAGACGGATCGTGCTTTAACTGCTCACGCGTGGAAATCTTTAAAGTGCAATCAGCAAAGGTTACATAATCCGTTTCACGGTCAAACAAACCATCTTCTTTAGATACCTTGATGCGAATCAATTCAGCGACGCTTTTCAGTGTAGTAGACGACGCTGAGAGTTTCAGACTACGCTCTTTGTCAATAAGGTCTTGGATGCTCTGCATGATTTTATCTTCACGCCAGATTTCCCAGACGCGACCGTTAAACCGCAACCATGACCCTGAACTGTAAGCAGTCTGCGGATAGAGACGGCAATACTTATCACGGATGAAAGTCTGAGGCTGATCACGGGTGGCTCGTGGCATTTGTCTCGGTCAGTACGAGATTCGAGAGTTGTTAAGTATGTCGCAAAGCGCAAGTAGCGCGTGAACTTGTGCTGTTTTTAGTAAAAGCCTAACGCGCTCAACATCATTAAGAGCAGGTGTCAGGGCTTCCGTCGAATCTTCTGCTTCGGCTAATAAGTGCTTGGCAGAAGAGAGGTGATCCCAACTAAGCAACGGCTTTTCGTTTTCCATTAGTTTCAGCACGAGTCAGGTCAGAAATGCGGACACCATACAGGACGCATAACCGAGCCACAACATCGCCATTAGCACGGCACTGGTCGTTCTCAATCTGGAAAAGGTGTTGACGGCTGATGCCTACGGCCTTAGCTGCGTGCGCCATTGCCATCTTGCCGCGCGCCTTCTTTAGCTTGGGGCCGCTGATTTCAATATTCACCGTTGCGCTCATGTTCGTAGATAATATAGTCAAGTACCGCCTGCGTCAAGCCTCATTTTACAAGCGAATTTGCTAAGGAAATTAACGAATTGTAAAATAATCTAAATTTCTGTCAATTAGGGCTTGACAGCCTAATAATCCCTTTGCTAGTATCGCGGGCATGGAGCAGCACCAAACACAAATCGTAGTTAAAGGGGTCAGCGACGAAGTTCTTGAGTGCCAGAAGTGCGGCAAGCCCGAACTCAAGCGGACTATCGTGTTGAGTGATGGCGAATCAGAACTCTATTACGGTTCACAATGCGCGGCTCGCGCGCTAGGAATGCGTAAACGCTCGGTGGATCGCATAGCGGAACAGAGAGCGCAAGGGCGAACGGTTCGCAATTTTTCTAAACCGATTTTTCGCGGCGGAAGGTTTCTCGGCTATGCCTAGCGACAAAGAAACGATTGAGAACCTGTACAACCTCCTGCGAGCGGTGGTGTTTAAGTTTGGGCGCGACGTGACGGTAACGAAAGACGAATTCATGCAATCGCTTGGCGGTTCGCTTTCCATTCAACCACGAGATGACGTGACGTATTTACGCATTTGGAGTCTACATTCAGACGTGAGCGAGTCAGCACAATGAAACCCCATCTCTTCAATCCACACCCCCGCGCGCCGCTCTTTTGCGCTTACGATGACGGCGATGCCGGATGTCATCAACGAGTCAATCATCCGCTGCATGCGAAGCCGATTACGCTTAGCCGTCAATGCGACAACGCGACCCATTCGGTTTGCACTTACCCTGACCGCTGCACATGCGTCTGTCATCAACCGGCGGGTCAGTTCACTGTTCATGACCTTGCATTGATTCGACAGATAGTGCTGGGAGTGATTGATGATGGCGATCCGCAGACGCCGAGGGACAGCGGAGACTGGGAACTGTACGCCGCAACTGAAGCTGTGGCTAATGAGCAACGCCTGCGCTTCTGTGATGAAATAGCCCGGCGGATTATTAAATCAGGCTGCCAGTCGATTCCCGGTCGGGTAAGGGTTTGAAGCCACGGGGCATTAAGACGGAAGGAAAAACAGACGATGGCAAACATGAGCTATTGCAGATTCGAGAACACGCTAGGCGACCTTGAAGATTGTTTCGATCACATAAGCGACGAAAATTTAAGTTCCACCGAAGAGCGATGCCGTGAAGCGTTGATCGCTCTTTGTAATGAAATCGCTGAGCAACACGGTGACATGTACGACGACGATGTGCTGACTAGTTCCGCGAAGCACGGCTAATCGGTAGGCCGCTCTGCGGCGAGAGGGAGGGGAAGGATGACAACGGAAAGAAAGTTGAACAAACGATTACTGCGCAAGGTGCGGGATCGAATTGCGAAGATTCCTGAGAGTTATAGCCAAGACCATTTTTGGTTGAACGATAAGGATGCGCCGTGTGGAACGGTAGCGTGTCTCGCGGGAGAAACAATCATCGTATCGCGTCCCTCGATCAAGCAAGGACTGCGTAGCCTTCGGCGTCTAAGCAATATTGCTTTTTGCGAAATCGCAGATCATCCAATTGTCAAACGTGCCGGGAAACTTCTCGGCTTGTCGAAGGGCGAACTCATGGTATTTGACGGTGAAGCATTCGGATGGCCTCAACCTTATCGCTCACGTTTCAAGCAAGCCGAAACTAACAAGCAACGCGCCAAAGTCGCCGTTGCCTACCTCGATGAATGCCTAAAGCGCGGAAAGATGGTGTGGTGACGACGCAACCAGAGCAGAGGAGAAACCCATGATCGATGTTGCTGTAAACCAGACCGACAAACTGATTTGTGAGAACGAGCGTTTGCGGATACAACTACGCAAGATGGTTGAGATTATTGAGAAGCGACTGAACGAACCGTGGATCGAAATCCTTCACGCTGTACAGGAAGCGAAGGTTGAATTAGGCGACGATGAGCCATGACACCTGAAACCAGAGCAAAACTAGACGCGATCCGAGAGCGCAATAAGCGACTGCGGGTTGATCTCAGAGGACTCGCCGTAACGCCTCAAGAGCGTGTCTATGAAAACACAGTCAACGATCTGCTAAACGACAGTGACCGCCTCATCACCATCATAGACGAGCAGGGGTGGTGGAAAGAATCGGCAATGTCTATCTTAGCCGAATACGACGAGATTGCTGAATCGTTCGGAGGGAAGCTAGGCAGTAGCAAAATGGAGAACCTTCGCGACGGTATCGAATCTCTCCGCATTCAGTTAGCAGAGGCCCGCCGTGACGCATTCGATGAAGCGATTGAGATTGCCAAGCAGCCAATCAACACGCTCGGTTTTGGCAGCGCATCGGGTGGAATCGCGCAGCTATTTATCGTGAAGCAACTCGGAGCCGCCCGTGACGCTGAATCGAAAGGGGTTAAGTGATGGCAAACACACTTGAGATGGCGCGAGAGGTGATGCGCGACGTGAACTTACAGGCTTTCAGTGACGTCACCTACGATCAACTTCAAGAGCGGATCATTGCCGCACTGACCGCCGCACAAGAGCCGCTCCTCGCCATTGTTGACCAACAAAAGCAAGAGATTGCGCGCCTGAATGCGGCGTTCGATAAAGCGATTTCAACTATTAAGGCAATTCCGGGCAATGCGTGGGGGTCAGATTTAACGAACACAAGAGCGAAAGCGTTGTCCGAGGCTATCGTCGCACTTCAAGCCGCCCGTGAATCGAAAGGGAAGTACCAGGATGCGTTTAACGCAAGTCGCGTTTGACTCGAACGGTAAAAATGGATATTGGGGCATTGTGCTTACACCCCGAAATTCACAACTGAGAGGACAAAGAAACAATGGCAACATCAACCGCAACCGCGCCGGGAATAGTTCGGACCCGGCATATCAGTTTTGCGCTAGGTCTGTTGGAGCGAATGCCTGACAGCGACCTGCGAGAATGTTTCCCCGCAAACTCAACTGCTGAAGTCCGCGAGTATCTGAAGAAACTACGCACACAAGGACTGAAGTATTTCCCCTGCCGCTGCGAAGCCGTTGCCGACGATAGCTCATGCCTCGGCTGGGAAAAGGACAACGGCCCGCGTAAACCAAGTGGGAGCGCGTAAAGGCGCAAGGAGAAGGAGAGATGACGATTGATGAACACATAAATACGCTAGTCGAGCATAAGAATGACGAGAGCGGTCTGTTCAGGCTGTATGCACGCACTGCACTGCTCGAAGTTGCCCGCGATCAGCGACACGCCTGCGTGGAGGCTTTGCACACAGTCGGACATGACGGGTTTCTAAACTACCACGAGACGCATCAGGCAGTGATGAACGCGGAGATTAAACGGTAAGTGAGCGCGTAAAGGCGCAAGGAAAGAAGAGATGGAAAGACAGAGGTTTTGGTGCGGTGACGTTTCAGCCCCGATGGTGTTAGACAACAAGGGAAGGTGCTGCGGACGTAAGCCGCTGACGTACCGGCGTGAAGGCCACCGCTTCTGTGATCGGTGCCACCGCTCTTATGACTTTCACGGAAACTGGCAGAAAGATAATTGGGCGTGGAAACGTCGCGCAGACGGTCAGTTTGTTTACTCGACGGGGCCGAACAGGATTGGGCAAGGGTAGCGCGAACGGAGCCCGACTAGATGAACAAACAAACTGAATCATGGAAGTGCGCGTTTTGCGGAGCCAAGAATTCAATCGGTTCGCTACATCTGCCGCGTCTGCGGAAAGTTCCGAGGTGAGAAATGACAAAAGAACAAAGAGACGAAATCAACCGCTTGTATGCTGCGCTTCTGAACTTTCTATCATTTGGGTATGACTCCGAGTATCAGAAAGGCGAGAGCGCGATCCGACAGTTAGAAAAGCTGTGCAGCCTTGCGTTAAAGGGTCAACCGCGCGAGCCGAAGCCAATGATAAACCAAGAGGGGCAAATGAAAGATAGCACCCCAACTGAATCATTAAAGCCTGTTGCGCTGGAAATGTGCCGTCACCGCAAAATGTGGATCATCGCAGGTGGCTGTTGGTATTGGTGTTATGAGTGCGGCGCTGTTCGCCAGGCCCGGCACAACGAGGCGATTGGCCCGTGGATCAAGCCCGTCGGCAAGGGTGGCGAGAATCCGGCTGACGAACTAGTCTAGGCAAAGGGAGCTATGGGTATCACTCCTCCACTGCTTTTGGTGTTAATACTGACTGAGGCTTGATCGGTAGAGCCATGTTGAAGGGCGATGGTATCCCGCAATACTATGTTTGTGCCGCGTGTCAGCAGCCATGCTCGTTAGCAGTGCCCGTGCGCAGGGAATTGAATTACCCAATTAACGCTTACGAATCGAAGCCTGCCGCTGGCTGAGAGGGGAGAGAGGGGGATGAGCGAAGCTGAGCGAATCAAGAAGTACGTTGACGCAGTTATCGACGTGCGAATGATGCAATACAACGTAGACATGCGCGACTGTCCTGCGACGCGCAGATGGCTTGCTGAAGCGCGGGCGGCTCTCGAAATCGCAACGAAAGAATTTGAAGCCTCGCCAGTCAACCAAGAGAGGAGTGAATTGTGAAGGATGAAAAGGCAGTAGAAGCGAAGAAGCGGCGTCGTCATGTATGGATCGTGCAGATGAAAATAGGCGACATGTGGTATCCGACCACGGGCGCAGCAATCACTCTGAAAGCGGCAACAAAAACCGTGCGCGAATGGCGCGAGCGGAATCCGAGCGATACGTTTCATGTTCATAAATTTTGGCCTGAATCAGGAAGGACATGGTATGGCTACTAACCAACCACAGCGCGGATGTCGCTCATGGTGGTGCTGGTGGAAACACGGACACGAGTGTGACTGTTACTGCGTTCAATGCTGGAGGAAACACCATGAACGATAAGGCAGAACGGATTGAGCGGCATGAGTTCATCGCTGGAGCCGATCCCGCGTTTTGTGCAAGCGAAGCGGCGGGGTATTACTGCGGTCAGCCCCGCGACGCGCCAGTACACGCGCCTGCTGAGCCGCCGCGACCCAAAATATGGCACGACTCCCAGCCCATGTCACAATATCGCGTAACGGAAGGAGAACAACCAACGGTCGATTCTGGTTCATTTCAAGCAGCCGAGACACCCGCCCCGCCTCAGACGGACTCACCCGCACCCGCGCACTCTGCAATGATCGCAGAAGTTGAATCGCTAAAGGATGCGGTTGTTGACGCGGCAGTAGGCTGGCACGAAAGCGGTCGTGAGGGTGACAATACATGGTTTGAAAAAGGCGAAGTTCTGGCACACGCGGTTGAAAAGTTACTGGCAAGACGTGCTGAGCCTTTTAGTCGAATACCAACGGACAACATTGACACGATATCTAGTTACTGTGAAGTAGATGATTGCGGCCATTGTTCCACGCCTCAGTGCGCTTGCTATTGCCATGAAATTGAGAATGGAGACCCAAAATGAGCACGAAGCAGACGCGGCACGCTTTCATACCTTTCGTTTGCGACAACTGCAACACGTCAGACGTGCTCGAAACGTGGAAACGAATGACGCATCTCGCGCAGCAAAACAAATATGACTTAGCGGCCAAAATTATCAAGTTAGAATCGGACTTAATGCGATACGTAGCAGTTGAACAATCAGCCGCCGCACCCGCACCGCCTCAGACGGATTCACGAACTAAGGCGTTCGCTAAGTTCCGAAACAGTGTGGGTTTCCAATTTGGATTCTTTCGGTTTTCAGGACTGTCAGAAGAGAAGGCCATCGACCATATTTGCAACGCAGCACAAAGACTCGTTAACGAACTGACCGCACCCGCACCGCTTACTATTGAGCAGGCTTTAGTGGAGTTGAGAGAGATGTTTCCTGACTGTTGGATTCGCATTGATCGGTCGCTTCGATACCAGCCGGAAGTGAATGCAGAACCGTACTCCTTGGTTACTATTTCGATAGACAAATTCGTGGATGACTTTGAATGCGCAACCCTCGACCTCGCCATGAATCAAGTTAGGCAGCGGGTAAAGGAGAAACAGAACGATGGGTAATGCTGTGTGTGGTCGCCGATACCGAATCTGGCTTGGAGAGAAATGGAGTGGTACGCGCCACTGTACGAAGCGCCGTGGTCATAAAAGTAAATGCGGCAAACATAAGGAGAAAGCCAATGGCAACTAACTCACCCGTACCACCATATGACACGCACTCTACTGATTCAGGACGCATCTACGCCGACGATGATGCTATGGCCGAAAGGGAACTGGCGCGAATCAGGGCACGTAAGAACTCACCCGCACCAGAGCGAATCTGGCTGCAACGAGGGCAAGCGAAAGACCCCGATGAGTGTACCTTGTCTCACGTAAGCACCGACGGCAACGGCGAGGTTGAATATGTTCGCGCCGATCTCGCTGCTACTCCCGCTGGCGAGGTTGTGACTTGCATGGAGGATGTTCGACGCCTTGAGTTGCGACGCGACGCGCTATGTGAGAAGGCGTCAATACTTGATTGTATTAACCAAGAGCTGCGAGAAAACGAGGCAGGATTTCAAGCGACGACAGACGATGACCCGCGAGCAGCAATCCGCTTGTTAGTCGATGCTGTCCGCACAAAAGAACGCCGTCAGGTTGCTGTCTCAGCCCTTCAGGTGGCTAAGTGAACGAATCATCACCGCGCTGGAAGGACTGAAGAAAGAATAATTTAGAAATGAGAATTATCTTATTGTTAATCGCTTGCTTATTAATGGGGGGTTGTTACTACGACGACTCTCCTGTTTTAAGTCAAAATCCAATAGGAACAGGCCGGATGCGTGTTCATGTCCCAAGACCCGTTCCGAAACCTATTCCAACTCCACGCGCACCCTTTCGATGCTTCAAGCAACCCAATGGGCGTCTAATTTGCGAATAAAGGGAGAATTCGAAAAGATGATTAACTACGAACCATATAGCCCGCAGACTTGTCAGTTCCATTGTACTGGTAGCGCTTTACCGGTTGACGGCGAAAAGGACGCTGTTGACGGTCTGCGATTATTATACGCTACTGAATGGCGACCTTGTTTCGCCTGCATCGTCGGCTTCAACCCCGACCTTACCTGCAAGCCGTGGGACGTGGAGAGAGCAGTGCCGCTGATGTCAGTTCTGGTGGGCCAAATCGGTCAACATGACACTTCCAATTTGTTTTGAGTAGGTGTAGATTGCGCAGACGCTATGGAACCAGACACTGTACAACCAACCACCCCACGCGTCAGCGAAGGCGGCATATTCCTTTGTCGCCGCTGCGGGAAAGATGTTGAAGGTTACGATCTCTGTGTCCCTATATGTACCGACGCCAAGCACGTAGCCTTACGCGGCTCACTGAGGTTGCTCTACACCAGTGGGACGGGTGAGGCGAGTTGTCAGCAGCAATGCGCATGCGGTGGTTTGCATCCGTGCTTTCTACGACTTGATCATAGCTTAGTAATCGACCATCGGTTTACATCGGAATGTTTGAATGGAAAGCCCAAGTAAACAAATGAGCCAATGCGTCTTACATCCTGACGAGGTTGCTACTTCTGATGCTCAAGGCATTCCAGTTTGCTCTGGCTGCTGGCATCAATACAACGATGAACGCCGCATGTCCGATGGGCAATCCCAACGTAGACCATTTCTAGAACGATTGATCAAGGTGAATGCTGAGCGCACAACTAAGCGGCAAAGTTATTCAAATAGTCAGCTTCAGTCGATGAAAAACTGTCCTTTACAATTCCATTTCTACTGGGACTTGGCATTGCGACGCATAGACGATGAGGGATCGGATCATCATCTTCGTTATGGAAGCGCCTTTCATCAGGGGTTAGCTGTTCTATACCAAGGCGGTTCTTTGAATGAATCCCAGTGGGCGTTTCGTAATGCTTACCCAACCCAACTAGACCTAAACGACAAAGCTAAGACTCAGGAACACGGTGTCATCGCTCTGGCTGCCTATGCCCGCCGCTGGGCCGAGGAAGATCGTAAATGGAAAGTCATCGTAGTTGAAACCCGCTCCGACGATCCGTGGTCAGTAAAGCCGGATTTGATTATTGAGAACCTTGATCATGGTGGCGTCTATCTAGTTGATCACAAGACGACGGGGAAGTATTTGAATTATGACTATTGGGCGCAATTTGAACCTAATTCACAAATAACCCACTACCTTGATTATGCTCAATCAAAGTACGGTGAAATCGAAGGCTTCATTATCAATGCGATTGGTTTCCGCTTTCGTGAGCGAGCCTACAAAGGCGAACCGGCTGGCTTCTGGTCGAACTTTGAACGACAAACATTTAACCGTCGCCCTGAGCAACTAGAGCACGAACGGCGCAATCGCGCATGGTGGATCGAAACTATTGAATCATGCCGTCGTAACGGCTTCTGGCCTACAAATACGTCATCCTGCAAGTTCTGCCAATACAAAGCTATCTGTGCGCCGGGGTGGTCATGGGAAAACGACCGCGAGTTGATTGAGATTCAATACCGACAAGTATGCGACGCGCTACTCACTTACGATGAGCGATGCGTATTAGACCGAAACCACGAAGGCGAGCATGCGCCCGTCCTTCCAATCGAGCAGCTAATGGAGATTTCCGTAGAATGCTAAAGGAGAGCAAATGCCAAATCAAGAAGAATTCTTGCAACGCAGACCCGCGTTTACCGTGATGATTAACTCTTACTTCGGTGGAGGTAAGACGTTACAAGCCCACTCATTTCCAAAGTGCTACACGATTTCCTGCGACCCAGCCGGACTCGAAACCTTGCGCCAGCCTAAGAGCAAGCGGTTTCTCGACAATCTTATTTGGTATGAGGAATTGCATAACGAGAGCGAGTTGGAATTAAAGAAACTGTTTGCTGAGAACGCCAAGGCTGATGATCGCTATTCAATCTACGGCTGCCTTGCTCATTGCAAGGAGATGGCCACGAAGGGCGAAGTCGAGACGTTGGTAGTTGATGGTGCTAATTACTTCGTTGATATGAAGTGGCAGCAGATCAATGAATTCGAGGAAGTCAAATCCGCCCACTCAGGCAATCGGGACTCGCAAGCGATGTATCGGAACCTTGGCCTCTATCTACAACGGTTCTTTGCTTCTGACTTACTCACAATGGCAACCCGAAACCGTCTTAATGTAGTTTGCACGTTTCACTTAAAACGCGAGTCCGAGGAAGCAGTCCAAGGAAGTGGCGCAATGAAGAATCGCGCTCGTAAGGTGGCGTTGAATTCCGACATTGCCCCACTCATTGAAGGTGGCTTTCGCGCTAAAGCAGAGGGACTGTTCGGCGCATCGATCTATTTGGATAAGCGGCTGAAGGATGGCAAGCCATACTATGAAGCCATCTGTGACATCGCTCCCGGCCTTGGAACAATGGTTTTAGCGAAGAATCGCTACGGCTTAAGTCCGAAGGTTGATTTAACTGACCGTTCTTTATACGACGCATTGATTCAATCGATCAATGGTAATACGCAACAGGCTAAGCCAAAGATGGCGAGCTAAACTTTCAACAACTAACTAAGGAGAAAAACCATGTCAGATGTACCGTTTGATGTAACAGAAGAAATCGAGGTCGGCGATTTGTCCGATCAGTCTGGTGGCGTACTTGACCCCGCG